CGAACAGATTTATGTGCGGGGTACATCTCCACTTCACCAGTTTTTGGATTCCTACGGCGCTGAGGATTGTTTTCAACAACCTCGAATACCATAAAATCCTTAAAAAGCACACGATCTCCACTGATTAGCGCGTTTTTAACTTCATCAAAGAAGGAATCGATAACGAACGCGCATGTATCATAATTGCATTTCTTTTTCTTGGAGATCTTTTTAATTACGTCTCCTCTAGTCATTTCTTACCTCGATTTCAACTATATTTTCCAATTAATCCAAAGCGACCGGATAGCAGGCTTTGACACCGTTTTCGTTCACGACACATACCATCTGAGCTGGCTTTCCGCTGATTCTTTTGGACACCGTAAAGTCATCACCCGTGCCGCAAAAACTGCCACTGCGAATGATCTTCACATCGGCAATATCGTCATAAGAACAATGATGCATATGACCATAGAAGATAGCATGAGGCTTGACACCGAGCATCATCACAAGTTTTGAAACACCTGCTTCGCTGTAGGTATCATAGTCACCATGCACGGCGAAATACATTTTCTGACGCACAACAAAGGAGGCAATCGTACTATCAATATTGCTGTCATCCAGAAATACAACATTTTTCAGATGTGACAATTTCGCCTTCATGTACCATGGAATAAGATCGTCAAGACGTTCGCTTCGCAGAACAAGATCCTTTTGCCCAATGCGTGAGTGGTTCCCAGCAACGCTATTCACATATACGGCACAAAAACTCTTGCTCAATTCATAGACAAAAGCAGCAATTAACTCGGCACACTTCTGCACCTGTTCAATCACATTCTCGCGGTTTTCAAGTTGAGTAGTCCAATGAATATTGCCGCTTACGCAATCACCACCGAGAATCAGATATGCGCTCTCTGCCTGATGTACTCGCTGAATTTCAAGAATCTCACTGAGATAATTGCTAAGACGCTCTCCGGCAATATCTGAATCGTAGCGCCCGAAATGATTATTGAAAGTTGTCCCCAAATGAAAATCAGACAACGAAATAATCAAATCGTTGCCTGACTGGTAAACATTATTATGAACTTCTGGGAGAGTCGTTCTGCCATTCTCTCGGATCTGCTCTTCCAACCGAGCAAGATTTTCTTCTGCTCGCGCAGACTCACGGGAGAGTTTATTCAACGCCTTACGTTCATCAAAAAGTTTCTGCTTCTCTTTGCGAACTTCGTCTTTAGCGGCAAGCAGCTCCTTAACATAAGAATCGTCATCGTATTTCTTGAATACGCCGGCCTCATGAAACTTCTTGGCGTTAGTATATGCCTTGCGGTATGCAGACTCTTTTCGATATTCCGTCTCATCATCACGAAACTCTTTGTTCATCAAGTCTGCAATTTCCGACCAGTCCATATCCAGAGCGCCGGAGTCCTTTGCTTGTCCAAGTCGCCAGAGGAACTGCTCCTCATTTTCGTTCTCTTTTCTCGTAATAACCAAACTCAATCTCCTATTTCAACTATCAGATTATCTCGTCAATATCACAATCTTCACCAACAATGTAATCAACGACACCAAGCTCCTTGGCTTTCTTCGGAAGAAAATACCACTCACAACGATATTTTTCCTTGTAAAGCTCTTCACTGATCTTTGTGCGAGAGATGATGAACTCTCTCGTCATCTGCTCCATTTCACCGGCTTCGAAGTCGATACGATCCTTTGCCTTCGACATATTGTCAAAAGCGCCGGTATAGCCTTCGTGCATCAGATACTCGCAGTGAGGGAATGTATATCTCTTGTGGCCTGAAATAGCAATCAGGAACCCCATAGACGAGCACTCAGCAAGATTGACTGTATAAACGGGTGTTTTACTATTGACAATCGCATCTACAAGGCTATAACCGCAAATCACGCTGCCGCCAGGAGAATTGATATACAAAAGGATTGGTTTGCGCTCTTCTACAGGAACGCCCTTGTCAAGCCTGTTGTAGCGCAGAATGTGATACACCAACTGGTCAATTACTTCTTCATCAACTTCGCCGTTCAGATAAAGATGGCGATTCTCTTCAATATCTTCAATATCAAATTTATCTGCATAACAATAGTTGTAAGTCTTCGTAATATCTTCTCGAATGATCTCTTCTCCCATGTTTCCTCCTACAGATGGACGACCATGCCCCTGAAAGCACAGAGCACACGGTAAGTTTTATCGTTCTTGGAAATGGCTTCTTTTAGTTTGTCGGCTAAACACTTTTTCCCTTCTGGTTCTCCATGAACCAAAATCAGTTTTCCGCAATTGAGGGAACTACCATATTTCACAAGGTCTTCGTGTCCTGCGTGGCTGCTAAAAGAAGAGAGCGTGATACAATCAGCAAGATTGACAACACGCTCTTTGTTAATACTTATAAACTTGTGATCTCTATAATTTTTAATCCGATAAGACAGGTAGGATGGATTGTCTCCTGTATAACCAGAGAAAATTACCATACTGTTTCTGTCCGCTATATATTTTTTCAAGTAATTTACAACACGACCGTTGGTACAGAAGCCAGACGCAGACAGGATGACCTTCGGACGGTTATCCGCTAAACACGCCTGCGAATCTGCTTTCTCGGAAATGAATTGTACGTTCTCCCAGCGTTTCACAGTATCCCATAATTCAAGATCTTGACCTTCCAAAATATGGTAATATAATTCGCTGATCTCGCAACTCAGTTTGGAGTCCACGATGATCGGAACTGTGAAGCTTTGATCCTCGCCGTAAATCTCATACAGCGTTGTCAACATCTCCTGTGTCCTGCTAAAACTAAAGCAGGGGAGCACCACACTGCCGCCGCGCACAAGCGTCGTATCGATGGCTGATTTCAAATGCTTTACATCCTGTTCCCTTGTCTTCGTCGAAAATCGCTTTGAGTTTCCGTATGTTGCCTCCAACAGCACAAGATCGTTGTAGCCATCTGGTACTTCCGTATCTGTAACATAGTGGTTCTTCGTGCTGAGAGCACCAATGTCCGATGTGTATAGAATTTTCTTTTTCTTCCCACCTGTTGTCAGGATCAGTTGTAGTTGCGCCGCACCAACGCAATGAGCGTTGTGGAGCCACTGAAAACTAACAATATCGTCGAGTTTGTATACGCGGTTATATTCGTCGTGTTCGTAAATTAAATCTAGTGTCTCATAAACATCTTTCTCTTCGTAAATAGGGGAGTAATCCCGTTTATATCGTTTTGAAAGCACTCTTGCCTCATCATTTAAGATGTAACAGGAGTTAAGAAGAAGCGGTTTCATCACGGCAGCGGTCTTATCAGTTGCAATGATTTTCCCGTGGAATCCCTCTTTTACCAAACGCGGCAGCAGGCCCGTGTGATCGATGTGTGCATGGCAAGCAAACACATAGTCAATCTCAGACGGTTTGAACCGAAATTTTTCCGCATTGATTTTATAGCTGTCCAGGTAACTATTGCTCGATGACTGATGTAGCCCGCACTCAAGAAGGATTTGGCGACCGCCGAACTTGATAAGATACTGGGAACCAGTTACATCCTCGGATGCTTTCCCAGTGAAAAAGATACCATCGCCTTTCAGCTTCTTGATGCTCATAGGCGTGCTCCCTTCTTACTTGTTTAGTTTCTTTGCAAGTGCAGCATATTTATCGCCGATATACCTCTTGTTTGTCGTGCGGTAATAACTTGCGAGGTTGCCATTACGGTCAACATAGCCGCGATATGTGTTGCGAATGATGCCTTTCTTGATCAGAAGTTCCATTTCTTCCTTGGTGATTTCCTTAATTGTGAATACACATCCTTAAATAAATTTGCCGCCACTTAGAGCTGGTAGCTTGCTCAGTATTCAATTGTGTGGTTGCGGAGGTTGGACTTGAACCAACGACCTTCAGCTTATGAGGCTGACGAGCTTCCAACTGCTACTACTCCGCAGAATATAAAAAAGACCCGACGTGGTACGCATCGTTGAGAGGTGTGTCGGGTTCTATGTTATAATTAGAGCACGTCCGGCACAGCACAAGCCATGCCGGTAGCTCCAGAGAAGAGAAAGATAGAGAAATGAGAACAGGTATATTTTATACTATATACCATAATACTAAAAATTTTTGAAGGACTTGAAACCCGCATAAACACTTGTTTTTTTGATGTTTTTAACTTTTAATTGCTGCGTCTACCTTTGGGATTTCCATTCTCGTTTGCGCTTTTTGTCATGTTCTTTTTGACAGTCTTGGCACCTACAGGTCTTTGTATTCTTCGCGCTGACGCGGACATCTCTTCCACAATCCACGCAAGTAATAATTTTGTACTCTTGCGGTACATACCCAGCGCAGTCCTTGCAATACTTCTTCGTGCCAGCTTTGTTCCCACGCATCAAGATCCCACACTGTTGGCAAGTAACGATGTTCTCACCTATGTATTGAAGATACATATACCCAAGATCGCGGAAGTCCGTCACAGCCAAAGCGCAATCTCCGTCGTTGTCGCAGAAAGTAACGCGTACAGATAGATTATCGTTTTTCTTCGGAAGATCTACGAGATGTCGAATGAAGAAATCGTTAATCATAAAGTCCTGTTTCATTCCACTCATAGAGACGTGTGCCATCTGGAATACATCTTTTGTTTTATAGACCTTATATCCAACCCAGCCGTTGTTCTTTGGATTCCGAATGTTCAAGAGTTTTGCCAAACACAGAAATGAAAACAGAACCTGCTGATGCTGCTTTGACAGGCCGCATCCGCTGATTGTGCCGAGCTCATCCTTTGTGATCGGAACAAAGTATTGCTGAAACAGTTTATACTTCCCGGCAGAGGAGGCCAGTGCCTCGATGACTTCCTCCCACCTCAGAATGCTCTTTTTATACGGAGGATAGTTCTGGCTGATAAACTCCGTCAACGCCTTTTGTATCCGAACTTTGCGATAGCCAAGCTCGTGGTAATAATATTTTGCCAAGATTTGTGCGGTCTGCCAAGCGTTATCACCCAACGTCATCTCTCGCAAACACTGTTCCGCATATTCTTTTTCATTCAGTATAATCTTCATTGGGTTCCTCCAGGACGCACACAGTTGTCATCGTATATGTTTCACCGCCGTATGTAAACGTATCCCCAGTATCCGAATCGCCATGCTTCGGATATGAAATCATGCCGCCATTTGAACTGAGTAGGTTTTCAATAATTTGTTCACCAGCAACAACCCACGCAAACTGCTTAGACCCCTCTTTGTGATAGCAAAGATCCAGAACAATGTCGCAGAGTTCTTTCTCATTTGGGCATATGATCTCCGCCTTCATTCTGAAGCGCCTGATGAAATCATCTTTTGTTTGCGGGAGTTCATCCTCGCTCATATAACCATCCGAGCGCATGAATTTCATATACTGCTGTAATTCATGTTGGTAGTCACGATATAGATCAGATATGGCTTGATAATCCTTTTGGCTATACTCGACACCGGACTTCATGATCGTATAATCAAAATCATTTGGCTTTGGTAATTGCCCGTAATTAGGAAATACTTTTTCGATATGCCAGCAGATTCGATTTACAGTGCAAGGATTCATGCCGATCTTTTTATCTGTATCATAGTGAGACAAAAAGTCTTTGACTCGTTTAACCTTAAACTTTTTTCCTCGGAGTTCTTCGAGTGTGCAAATACCGAGATGGGCAAAATTCCTTCGGCAACTCTTATCATTACCATTGATATAATCATCGATCTGCTTATTGAGGTTACTGTACACATAACGCATGAAATACGGCTTGTACGGCGCACATATCTCTCGGCAGAGTTTTTTGTATCCCTCGTCTTCAACACTATCAATATCTCGATATGAGAACCAGCAGGATGGCATCGGCTTGCAAACAATCCCTTTAATCCGATCTATTGTTTCTTGCTGAAATGCTTGCCCGCACATAACTCTGTACCGCAACGTTTTGTACTCATTAGATTCATGATCTTCAAACCCTGCACACGCTTCAATCATCGCAGTAACATGATTTGTAACTACGCCGATATCGTCATTGAAAGCTTTTTTGTTGCCTTCTATGATATCTTCTTCTTGTGGCACTTTCTTTTTCGCTTTCTTCTGCAAACAGAGTAGAGTTCGTGCATTCGGAGTGTTTTTAATGATGGCTCTGGTATTCGTAGTAAACACTGTATCGCCATCAAAATCGCAGCCATTTAGAGCATCCGCCATCGTATCCCATGCATTAATAAGGCACGCGGTTTTGATATGCTGAAACCAATTCAGCACCTCATCGCTTTTGTTGAGTTTCATCCTCCGAATATTGTGGATGCTGGTCATTGGAGCGCGAAAACAACAGACTTCATCAGTCTCTTTGTCAATCCAATATCTGTGATAAATCTCCCCTGCATGAAGGAGCCCGGTTACAGGAAGCCCGAACATGCTTTGGCACAATGCATACAGATCTCCGCCAAGCATGGCAAAATTGGCATTAAGGCGAATAGAACCCTTCTTCGCAGAATCAATCCGCTTCTTTATCATAGAGTGGATATTGCGACGAACATATGGGTCGTTGATCATAGCCGGCTCTACCATCAGCGCTTTAACATAATCGGCAGTCGCATGAACAGCCTCTCTGTCATCCATGCCTTGCCCGCATAAAAATGCCAAGCTTTTGCGGTAGTCACAACCAAGAACATCGTTGATCTCACGAACAGTTGATTCGCATAGCTCATCAATTTCTTCGTCCGTCATATCAATGTCCTGAAGAAACTGATAGTTACTATCTCGAACGTTTTCCAGTTTCTCCGGAGTATCCTTTGTCGCGGAGAACAGATAATGGTTTTCTTCGCAGTTCTTCGCGTAGTCTTCCCAACTGTCGTAGGAATCATAAAGCTTGAGCATAGACTCGGTGAGAATCATATCTGCTTCACGAACATCTCGCACGTCTCCCCAGACATCCTTGACAAAGTATGTCCCGGCGACCTTCTCTGCAAACTCAACAAAGTCAAATGTGTAAAGCATACCCTTTGTCCAGGCGTTGCGAAGGTTAAAACCGGAGAGTGTGTGTTCTGGATCTCCGTTCAGAAATCCATTGACACGTCGAGAGTAAGCAGGAGAGATCATGCCGTTGCCGTCAGAGGCATCGTGCTCGATCTCGTAACCGTCTTCATATGTAAGTTCTGGCTCACCATCCGTATCCGTATTAATTAGGATGACATCATCCTTGAACTTGGTCATACAGTCATGGACAACGATAACGCCATTCGGCTGCGGAATCGGAGTAGAACCAGAGCAGGTAAGGGCACAGTACGCTTCAAACTTTGCGGGGACAAGTTCCTTTTCCATGTTGCGCCCATTGTCAATCCTCTTCCTCAGTTCAGGCCAGAGAGTGTCATTTACATATACAATTGTGCTTGTCTTAACGCCGCCATTTGTTCCGAGTAAACGATGATAACGAACGCCATTGATCTTGAATCCTTGATTGGCGCGGTCGTAATCTTTGTTACTATCCATAACAACGCAGACGTAATCAGGCTGGAACTGCAATCTGTACAGGGCATTGTACAGACTGCGAATCCGAACCTTCGTCTCCGTGCTCTTCGGACGCTTTTTCTCGTTCTTGATACTGCGCTGGATCTGCTTTACCTTGGCGTCATAGTCTTCTACACCATTGAGCTCATCGATCCACCGGAGCATCTGGCTGTCATTCAGAGCAACGATCAGGTCTGGGTAATCGCGCAGCGCGGTTTCCAGCGGAAGATCCAAATCCCAGTTCGCTCGCTTGAGCTGCTTGGTATGAATTTTATAAATAAGTTTCTGTGCTGCCTTTTGTTTCATGCATCGCCCTTCTTGAAAAAGTAGGTCTATTTTTAAACCTGCCATAAAAATATCACATATTTTATGGGGAGAAATTTTCGTCTGCCGGTTTCCGTGGGTATCCGGATGTCTGAGAACAGATTAAATTTCTTCCCATAATTTATTGAGTATTTTTAGCACGTCCTAATTCGAGTCTCTGACAGAGCGCTTCTCTCTGTTCATCTGTCAGCTCCCGTTTATGAAACGGATTCTTGCCGAAACGAAATGGATGGAGCGGGCAGGTAGACGCCGGACAGAGTTTGACTTCTGTGGTCTGGTCACAACAGCAATCCAGGCATTTAGCTCTGATTGCTTTTAGTGGAGAAGTGATTTGTTTATTATCCATGTTTTTCCTCACTAAATATGTTCCTTAGATAATCATCCCATCGACTAAGCGCCTCTTGGGCGCGATCAATCGCCTCAATGCGCTGAGAAAGCACATCAAACATTGGGTTTTTCTTCGATAGTCCAGCCATAGCGCCGTTCAAATCGATTGCCATGATCTCCAAAACATTAATTGCTTCTTTATTTGTCATCGTGCACCTTTTCTGCGTTTGCAATAAGATTATTCCACCATCGGTCGTCTTCCTTCTTTTGTGCGCGGGCACCGTCAAGATATGCAGCCCAGTAGGCCATGTCCGAGTTGCCACGCTCAGAACCGAGATTAAACTGGCGCTCTGCTTCTGCCAGACTGTGCTCTGCAGATTCTATTACGCTTCTTTTAGTTTTATTTGACTGCATTTAACCACCTTAAAACAAAGCTCGTCTGGGAGCCATTCAGTTTGTAATTCGTCATGTTCAAATCGCAACAAGTCGATGATATGTTCTATCTTAAAGCAGAAGTCTTCTCTGCCGGAACGAATCGTGCGCAAAACTCCGTTAATAAACTGCGTATAACGGAACCATTCTGATTCGCCGGTATATGTATATGGTGTGTTCTCAAATGAGTATCGATGAGAAGGGAAGCGGTCATCGATGCTTGGCTGGGTTATATCTCGCAGATGGCCGAACAATGGTTGCCACTGATCGTCCGTCATCTGAGGAAGGATCTTATTAATCTCCTTGCATTGCTTGGATGAAAGTTTCACGCGGCCATAAATCCTCTCTTTCTGTTCTTATCAAGTTTGTTTCATATATTTGCATTGGTCAACAGTTACTATGACGGGCAACCGCCAAGGGGCATCTCGGCAGCTACCAGGACGAATCACCGATGGGCATATCGGTATCGTCGATGGTATTGTACTCCTTTATTTCGCATTTGTCAACAGTTTTGGATGACTGTATCTCGAAAAGTTTTGTGGCAGTCGCCAGGACGAAGAGGAACCGGAGATCACGATGCTACGCCGATGACGCACTGGAGAGCTCCGGTTGCAAGATCGATAAGATAGGAATGGCTCCCACAGGAGGAAAGGGGAGAGGCAGCCGATCCGAAACTGTTATGGCAGCATACCAGAATAGCCGCCTCGACCAGACTTTTCTTTCTTTTTCTTTTATAGATTTTCTTTCTTCTTTCTTTTATATATTATTATATAAATATAGTATTAAGTAGATAAGGTAATAAACTCTTATAGTAAGAAAATACAGTAATAAACTATTACTGTAAGAAGTAATAAACTCATACAGTAAGATACTTATTACTTAAACACAGTATTAGTTTATTCACTTATTATACTAATACTATATGACATTATTATATACGTTCATAAACTAATACTGTGTCGCGAACCTATTGATTTTAACCTCTGTCAACTGATCAAAATTTGTAAATTACACTCCGGTTAAATTCAATAGCTTACGCGATGAACAGCAATCAGAGAAATATTTTTCTCACAGTATGAAACTCAATTTTAAAAACTGTCAGAACTTTTTGCGCAAAGTGCTGTGAGTGGTTGCAATTGTACAACTTGCACAAAAAAATGCAGAAAGCAACCATGAACTGGGCACTTTCTGCGCGTATGAGTATCTGATTGTTATTATTTCACCAGATCAAGAATTGTCCAAAAGCTTAAAGTCAATCCAATTTCATATAGAAACTCTCTTGTCGTGGGAAGTTGTCTACCTGTGTCAGATTACTGATCGGATCTTCAACTTCCCATTTTTTGTTGTCTTGTAGAGTTTTCGATTTGATTTTCGATAAAGTATCTTGTTTTGGGAAGTTATGAAAATCTGGCAGTATGAAATGGGTGAGAAGACAGGACTGAGAAAAACAAAAAAAGTGGGGGAAGATATCGGGCGAAAAAATGTGAGTGAAGGAGAACACATGCCGTCCTGGCTTCGACCTGGTGGGTGGCCGGTTATGTAAACCAACCCCCGGTTAGATACCTCTAATAGCTCTTTCCGTGGCCGATCCGGGGGAAAGTCAAGAAAAGCGCAAAATCTTGACTTTAGCTAAGTAAAGTAAATTGATCGCAATTTAATTGTGCAAGTTGCATAAAACAGCTTTTTTATTCAAAAAGTTGAAATATTCAAAATTTTTAACTTTTAGCACTATATCGAGGTGCGATATATCGAGGCTCGATATATGATCCTTTGTTTTTGGCATGATATCATTTTGATATCACTTTAATATCAATCCATTTTCACCACTTGTCAAGTATTTTTCCTTTACAATCCGCTCTAATTCCCCACTTGCTTTATAGGAATTATATCCCATGCGCATATAATCCCCACTGAATCAATAGGAAATCAGATCCTCCAGCTAATGTATTAAGCGCTTAATACAATAATACACTTCCTGGTTTTCTCTTTCCCTCCTATTCGACATGATACACAAGCGCGGGAAAACATATCTACATCGGACATATATAGCGGGCTGCGTGTCAGCCTTGCGCGGGAAAAGCTCTTGACGGTTATTTCCAGATTGTTTCTTGTGCTTGCCTATACTATATAATTGCAAAATTCAAGCGCGGCAAAAAAAACCGCGCTTTTCTATTTCTATAGTGTATTAGTCCGAAAGAGAATCAAGCAGAGTTTTCCCGCTTTCGTTGTCGTGGCTGTCAACAGTTTTTTCTAAGCTTTCTATTTTTTCATTTACTGCACTTTTTATAAAAGTATTTAGCGGCATTCCGGCGATTTCAGCGGCTTTTTTCCACTTTTCCGCTATTTCTATGGGTAAATCAAGCGGAATCCGTTTATATTTTTCTTTGGCAAATTTCAATTTATAATCAACATTTTTCGCTCTTTTTTTGTTCTCAGAATCCATATAAATCAGCCCTTTTCATAACTTTTAATGGTTAAATTGTACGATCCTGGCAAATTTGCACAATCTCGTACGTGATATTTTGTGCATTTTACCACTTGCGTTTATATCTCGTACGTGATATCTTATAGCCACAACAGGGAACGCGCAGCCGGCGACGATACGAGCGGGCCGAAACTTGTGGGGATAGAATAGGCTATAAATACCGCGGCGCAGAAAGGGCGCGTATAATGCGGTTATATTGGGGCGTCAACTCTTTAACTATGCGCGGGAAAATTTGCAGTATTGCAGACGCGCAAGGCAAAGTTAACGGACGTATAACGCAAAAACATTTTAGCATTGACTGCCCGCGCCGTCAAGATACGGCGCGGAAAATGAATGCTAAAAAATTTCAATCTGGAGGTTGAACACAATGAAAAAGTATACTCTTTCAATTGGCTTGAGAGACGGCAAAATTCCCGGCCACCCGCAAATTATCCCGTCATTTATCGCAAAATCCATTATAGCAGATACCATGATTTCCCGTTTCGGCGGCGCGACGATCCTCCCCGCGCTCGGCGTTTACACGCACGACAACGGGCGCAAAGTCCGCGAAAATACCATTGTTGTCTACATCTACGACGCAGAAGAAAGCGCCGTCAAATCCGCTTGCGAATATCTCGCGCGGCGCTTGCGTCAAGAGTCTATCGCCTACGAATGCGCAGAAGTGACAAGCGAATTTATTCGGCCATAACTGTTGACAAATGCAAAAAGGAGGTTTATACCATGAAAAAATTTGAATTGCCTTGCTATGATAGCCGAAAATCTTTTTACGGAAAAGCCGTTGTTCTGGAGGAAAACGGGGAAAAGACGCTCTACAGCTACGGCACACGGGTGTGCAAGCTGGACAAGTCCGGCCACTTCCGGCGGCTCTGGGGCGGCTATTCTGCCACAACTATGCGCCACGTTAACAGCTTTCTCATGCACTACGATCAGGAGGGAGGCGGGAAGAACTGGTGGACTGCGCAGCCCGTGGCTTAAATCGGGCAAAATTCCGGAAAACCGGCGCGGACTTTTTGACGGACTTTTCCCCGCGAAACAACGGAAAATCCGATCCCATTCAACAAAATTTTAGAAAATCCAGGAGGGAAAAACTATGGAAAATTATCTTTGTCTATTCAGTAGCGAATACTTTACCGCCGGAAAAATCTATACCATGGTGGACTATCTGCCGGAAAATATCGGCGTACTTGTCTACGACAATCAGGGACAGCCGCACGGCCTGAGCTATGACTTTCTTTGCAAGAATTTTCGGAAAATTTGAGGGAGGAAAATATCATGGAAAGAATCACAAAATCGGAATTTATCCGCACAATCACGGAAAATTTGACCACGTTTGTCGGCAATGCGCGGAACATCACGGAGGACACACTGGAGGCAAAGCTGGACAGCTTGCAATTCTATGACGATGAAATTTTGGAAAAACGCACGGCCACGGCTCGCGCCACGTTCGTGGAATTTTCGGGCGGCAGTAGGCTCTATCTGAATCAGGCCGGAAAATATGAGTTTTTCCGCAATATCGGCCCCGCATGGGGCAGCCCACTCGGGAATACCGGCGCGGAATTTGTCGCCGTGAAATATACGGAAACTTTGAGCGACGGCGAAGACTGGACGCGTTGGACAGTTTATCTCGTGCATAGGTAAAGGAGGAAAATATGGAATTTCGCAATTATAAAGTCGCGTATCACTTTGAGCGGGATGGAAAATACATACGTAAAGTGGAAGAAATCATGGCTACAAGCGCCCAGGACGCCGCCTACACGATCCGGGAGGAATGCACCGATCTGAGCTATCCGCGCGTCGATCGTGTATGGGTGGAAACTTTGACCGCATGGGAAGAAAGGGAGTTTGAATAATGCTGGAAAATTTGACGCGCAGCGGCTTTTGTTTCTTGCGCCAGGAAGACGAAAACCGCGCTATTTATGAAAACAAGTTTACCGGCCTTTGGCTTGTGGTAGATTTGGAAAACGATACATACAAAGTTGTGGAGGACTGAAATATGGAAAAACTGCTGGAAAAAATCAGAAAATTTCTCAACTCGGACTTCATGCGATCCTTTGCCAACGGTGTAAACGCGGCGCACATAGCTATGTGGACACTCTAACATAACAACAATATAACTTGTTGACAAATGCAAATACATATGCTATCTTAATAAGGGAATCAGAAAATAAGATAGAACAAGCTGGAAAATTTGGAAAATATGGAGCGCCGGAGCGCGGAAAAATTGAATTTGACGAAGAGCCGGACAGTTTCCGGCGCTCTATTGAAAAGGAGAAATAAAAATGGAAAATTCTGTTCATATCAACATCAACGGCCACGATATCAGTTTTTACAATCGCAGCGAGAGCACCCGGAACGGCTTCCGGCATGTGTCCAGCATGTTTCTTGACCATGAGCATGTGGGGCGCGGAATTTGTAACTATCTCAACAGGACATGGGAATGGTACAGCTTTCAGTCTTCCATGATCCGCGCCGTGGAAAATCGGATGGACGAGCGCCAGGACCGGCTGGAGAGCATCTACCGCCGCAACAACGGCATCAAGCGCATGACGGCAGCGAAGCGCGGAGAATTTGAGAAAATTCTGGATGATGACAGCACCATGCAGCTCTACCGGGACACGATCAAGAATCTGAAGGAGGTATATCACCGTTGAAAACCTACAGACTGGAATGGGAAATGCCGGACGGAGCATCCGGGCTGGAAACTTATGCGGACGATCTGGACGCGCTGAACGATCTGGAAGATTTGATCGAAGACGGCGCGGAATGGGCGCAGCTCATGGAGTCCGAAACATACGGCGGCATGGTCGTGGATGAAACAATCATCAAGGAATATCGGAGGGAATAATGGAAAAATTCAAGACGATCTCCGAGCTTGAAATCCTCAATTATGCGTGGCTGGAAGTCCTGAAGAAATACCAATACGCAGAAGAGCGAGCCAAACGCCTGTGGGCTCTTGGAAAATCCGCGCCCATTGCGGAGGCTCGCATGGAAAAACTGAAAGCCCAGGAACAGGAGCTTCACGACGCGATCCTTGAGCTGGAAAAAACGATGAAATGTTAATTTGATAAGGAGGAAATACAATGCACGAAGTTACTTATATCAATTCCGTAGGCGTTGAAGTTGTGGAAACTTTTGAAACAGAAGAGGAAGCAACGGAATTTACAAGACACCTTGACGAGCGTATTAAACGTGGAACGTGCAAAGGTTACTGCTATCACAAGCCGGGAATTAACAATCTGCGAGAGCTGGACGAGCATTGGGCTTGATGGATGAAATAACTATTTCATAAGGAGAAAAACATGAATTTCGTTGAATACTGGATTGCAAGAGTGAATCAGGCATATGACAAACTTGATTGTTCAAAACTGGACGAGAAGACACGGGACAGTTTGGTTTATGCCGCTTCAAATCTTGTTAGCGAGTTGGAAAAAGCGGCCAATTTGGCCGGATAAAGGAGGAAAACATGAAAGTCAAATATGCGTATCTGGACAGGCGAAACACTTACGAGCTGGAGGCACCGGCCAAAATCAAGGATAGCTGGGGAACTCCGTGGGAAGTGGCGAGCTTCCATGTGGAAGATTTCACCGGAAAATCTGTGCGTATCAGATACTACGGGACAAACAAGGTGGCTCTGTTTCGAGCCTTGAAAAGACTGACCTACGGCGAGGATGGAAATCTTTACTGCCAAGTTGCAAACAAAGTTTTTCTCATTGGAACATGGGAAATCAAAGAACTTTGAAAGGTCTTGATATCATCTATAGCGAGGACGATAGCGGCTACTATGCACAAGACTTCAACGATCCGAAGCAGCCAGCCAGCCAGGTATTCCAGTCTGTGGAAGATCTGAAGGAAGCAATCGACAGCGGAAAAATCAAGCTGAAATAAAACAATCTTTTGATTAACTCTTCCCGGAGAGTATAAACAGCCAGTTAGGCCGGGAGCGTTCCCGCTGGTAACGGCGGGAGGTCTGGAGAATTTGAAAAGGAGGGTCAGAACATGACGGCCAGAGAGTTTATTAAACAGCACAACATTGATCTTGGAAAAATCCACGGCAATGTTGGAGATTATGACGGCAATATTTTGATCGAAAATGCAGACGGAAGCGGCTGGACGTTCTGGAACGCCGCCGGAGAATTTGAGGAAGTGAGGATTTAAGAATGACTCTTTATGATCTTATGAGCAGCATGACGCTGCAGGGCAATATTGAAATCCGTGTGATGAACGATGACGGTGAGGCCGTCAAGACGGAATATTTTGACTCCGTGGACGATCTGGAGTGCTGTGAAATCTTCCGTCTGGAAGATATGGAAAATCTGGAAGTCCAGTACATGTATGCGGAAAACGCTTGCATGGTGATCGAACTGGAAGAAACGGAGGACTGAAACATGAACAAAACGAGCTGCAAAACTGGCGCGAAAATCAGCAGTCATAATGTGCCGATCCTTGTGGAGTGGAAATGTCCCTGCTGTTTTCACCGTTGGTGGGAAGATGCGAACGCGCTGGAATATCCCGAAGTTTGTCCGCTGTGCGGCGTGAGCCTGGAAGATACGAAAGAATGAAACGGAGGATCTGAAAATATGAATGCTGCCGAAAAATCTGCATTGGAAAAAGTGTATGATGCGATCCGCAAAGCGCGAGAAGTAGAGGACGCGCATACCGCTGCCGAATGGATGTTTTGGAAAGACCTTTCCGATATGGAAACTAAGGTTTGGAACGCCATTGGATGCCCGAAACGCTGAATGAAATGATTATTTGATTGGAGTGGAAAAGATGATTACTCTTGCTGAAGCATTCAAGCTCTGCGATATCAATGAAGAAAATGTGTATCTCCGTCATGTGGAGGAATCCAATTCTGTCTGGAGCAGCGGACATTACTTCCGGTCGAAGAAAATCCGCGACAAGATGGACATGCGGAAAATCCGAGTGGTCAAGATCGAACCGGCTTTTGAACACTTCGGGCCTGATTTCATCGGCTGGCGCTTTATTGTCGCCGGTATCACGCCGGAAGAATTGACGAGAATCGAATACAAATAAGGAGGATATGAACATGGAGCTTTTCGTCGTGACTGATAACATCGTGCAGAACTTGTTCACGGAGCCAAGATACTACACAGAGGCGATTGACGCGACATATATCGTCGGTATCTACTCCACGAGAGAACAGGCTGTGAAGGAAGTCGAGCGTCTGGAAAAACTGAGAGACGATTCCGGCGATCCCGATATGTTCGACCGGCACTACTACTGTGTCCAGACCTTCAACCTGGATGAGAACTATTCGATCAAATAAAATGCAGATTTCATAATGCAGAGCACACCGGAAAATCCGGTGTAATGCAGCCGAAGACCGTTGCAAGCCGGTTGTACTGGAAAATTGAAGGAGGATATAAAAATGGCAAATAGAATTCCGAGAGCAGCGAAGAAACTGGAAGTGACCTGGCTGGTGGGCAACAGCGCTTGCCCTGCCGGAACGACCGTCGAAGCGTACAAGGACGAATTCGGCTGGCATGAGAAAATCGGAGAAACTACTTACTATGTGTTTCCTTCCATGCTGAGGAACGAAAACCTGTGCAAGATCAAAGTGCTTGCATGACTTGGAAATTTTGAAGGAGGATTTACAAATGCGTATTCACGAGGATAACAGTTATATCAACAACAAACTGATTGCCGGTGGGCTGATGCGGAAAATTCCGCACTCCATCCGTCTGGACGTGGGTTACACCGAAGAGCAGAAAGTCGCGAATAGAGCTTATGCCGAGAAGGTTGGGCTGAACAGCCAAGAATGGAAGGATTCTTGCGAGGCAGCTCGTCAGCGTCAGGCAGAGGAAAATCTGAAGATCGTGGAGTATCTCTCGGAGCACCTTACTGTCGGCGCGTTTCGCATGGAAAACTTGGACGATTGCGACCTTTGGTTTTGGTGCAACGACCTGTATAATACCCGTCACGATGGAAGATCCGGCAGGGATTACAGCTATGTCACCCTGTCTTTTGTCCGCGATGATGCCGAGCAGAATCTGGAAAATTGCAGACGCGCTATGGAACTTCTCGCTGTCTATCCTTGTGATCTCATGCAGGCCACGATTCAGTGGAGCCAGGAGGAACGCAAGGAAAACACGACTCGCGTTGCGGAGAAAATCTTCCAGACTTATGCTGGTAGGTTTGTCAAGCTCGGAAACACCGAAGGCAAGATCGAGAAGTGGGATAACGGTTATATCTTCAAGAAGAAGTATTCCAAGAAGTATGCCTATCGCCTGACGCCGCTGGAAATTTGCAGAAGTTTCTACTGCCAGGATGAAGTTGCCGCAGCGCTCGCGGCCATGTGATTGGAGGATTTGAATGACAGTCAAAGAGTTTCTTTCCCTGTGGGCGGATAATCCGAGCATCAAAATCATGCAGATGCCGATCAAAAAGATTGACAAAAGCAGCGACCCTGTTCATAGACAGACAGCTCTCGTTTCGGAACTTTTGAAATCCAATCAGAACTATCTGGATTTTGAGATTGCTTACTTCCTGATGGATGACGATCTGCTAATCGTCGTCTGCAAAGCAAACGAAGAGCAGGCAAGAAAAACGGTCGATGCCTATCTTGAAGGCAGATGATTGGAGGATTTGAATGGGACAGCATAAATATAATCCGACAGCCATCGCCGCAAAGAACGGGGAGCTTCCGCCGAAGCCGCCGAAAATGAGCAAGCGAGAGCGCGAGGCGGCTCTGTATGCGGCTATGGAAAAAGCTATGCACGAAAAGGGATTGCTGACGCCGGACGAGCTGCTGAAAGTCGGAAACATTGAGAAGTATTATTAAACTGAATTGGAGAATCTGAAATGGATAGAGAAATTGTGGAAGAAATCATCTTCGGCATGGTCGATATCATCAACGAAAACTATCGGCTCAAGAGGGAACTGAAAGAAGCCAGAGAGTATGAGCGGAAGTATAACGATCTTCTTGACCAGAGCGTGAAGAATGCCGCAGCCGGCCAGAAAGCCATGTTTGAAGCGATTCTTGCCGGTGCATTTGCATCTGGAAAATCGGACTGATTTGGAGGATTTGATATGGATTCCTGGATTGATGCATTCGTGAAGTCTTACGAGGAAGAACAGCAGAGGCTTATTAAAGAGGTTGATCCTGCCGTAGAGCTTGGCGCTTGGAAAAATCCATATGGAAAGATCTGTGAGTTCGAGGGTTCCAGACAGGTTGCCGTCATTTATTACGGAACATGTCCTCATTGCGGCGAAGAATCCGCAGTCAGTTTCAGGTTTGGAACATATGCCGATCCGGAGTACCCGCCGTTCTGCCCGGAGTGCGGCCAGCAGGTGAAGACGATCATGCCGAAGCGATAAGGAGAATTCGACATGGCAGCAGCGTACATCAAAGTGTTTTGCAATGGCGAACCTGTTCGGACATTTGGCGGAAATAAAAAGGAAGTCAGGATAATGTGGGAAGCGTATGAAAACATGACTGTAGAAGAATTTGTCACGAAACATCCAAGATTTGCCGGAAAGTGCAAACACAGAAAACATATCGTTGTGATGTTCAAAAAGAAATGAAATATGACTTTTATCGGAGGTGGAAAATATGACACGCATTGAAAAACAGACTGTTCTGAATGCGCTTAGTTACTACGTTGCCGGGAAAGAGCACGAACTGGAAGATATGCTTGCGCACGGTAAGTCTGATGGAATTGCCGATATGAGGGCGCAAATCAACATTGCAAGAACGGTTATGACCGATTGGAAAGACGTAGTTGATATGCCGTGCGGTACGGTAAAAATCTGATAAGGAGTTGGAAAATCCAATGAGACTTGACTATTTCACATACAGAGCCATGGCGGAGAAGTTGTTCTATGGCGTCGCTTTGACGGATGAACACATGACCACGGCATCCCGTCTGATCTTCCGCTACCTTGCAGATAATGGCGTGTCTGAATTAATCCACAACGGCATGGCTCCTGAGCTTGGAAAAATCCAACTCGTCGAGCGCATGAATGAGCACGGAACATCTGCGCGTCTGTGCATTGACGGCGATGAAATGACCATCCGCGAGCTGGAGAGTATCGGCTATCTGCTGCCGCATGGCATGATCTACAAGAGTAGAGAGAAAATTGCAAAGGCAGTATGACTTGGAGAATTTGAAAGGAGAACATATTGGTACGAGAGATTAAAACCGTCCGCGACGCTGCGCAGGAATGGGTGCGCGAGATGAATGCTTATCCCTATGACATGATCGCCAAGCTTATGGCCAACGATCCGGACGAATGGCGTGAAGTAACGAAACCGTCTGTCGGAGATCGCGTGTGCGTCTATAACAAAGGCGAGGGCGAAGTCACAGGCGTAGAAAATTTGGATGACGAGCCGGTTTATACCGTCGAGCTCGACAACGGCGATCTTGCCGCCTGCAGTGAGGATGATTTCGAGCTGCTGTTCGATGACATTCTTCCCATGTGGGGCACGCTCTGGAGCTTCGGAGATTCCTGTGATGACTGGTGGCTGGAAGAAGATAATGGCATCGAGATCATGTCCCGCTGCGGCTTCCGCGTCTATCAGTCGGACGATTTCGGCTACTTCTTCGGCATTGATGGCGCTGGCTACGACTTCTACGAGTCGCACTGGATTCCGCTGTACAAAGCTCGTGGCCTTAAATGGCACGAAGTAGAGGATACCGATTGATTCGTTGTAAATACAACATACAACTTACAACAAGGAGGAAATGATCTTGGAAATTTCCATGTGGAATATCGAAGCAATGACCGGCTATCAGCCGAAGACAACTTTCTGGATGGACTTCAGCATTGCTGACAAGTTCGGCAAAGGTGCCGTTCTGGATACCTATAAACGAGCCTTTGAAGGCTGGAAGAACGACGTGGTTTATCTCACCGAGCTTGTCATGGTGCTCAACTGGAAGCTCTGGGAGCATCACGATGCCGGGAATGCTGTCCTTGCAGAAACCTACGACAAGCTCTGGAGCGAAGCGGATGAATACGCCATGGACAATCTGTCCGGTGACGATCTGGATTACTTCCTGCGTACAACAGACTGAGAGAGGAGAAATCATATTGGATAAACTGATTTTTGATGCTTTTATGGCTTACGGAGATACTGAGAAGACGCACTTCGAGATCGAGACGGATGATATTGAAGCAGCAAAGAGTTGGCAGGAGGATATCGTCCGCTCTATTGCGGACAATCCTGTCTTCTGCAACGATCTGACCGGAGAGCTCTGGATGTTCGATCAGAAACTGTCTGACCGTTATTGGCTGGAGAACATTCATCCCAGTAACGACCTTACCACCGTCCGCGCAGAACTTTATTTTGCCGAGTAGGAGGTTGGACATGTACATACACCTGAAAGACGGGACAGGCCGCCTGATCGACAACGATAATGCCGAGCGTGAGCTGCGTGACATGCTGGAGGAATACTGCGGCAGGGAAGCGCTGGATTGTCTGGATTACGTCCTGGATCTCAAGACTGAAGAGATCGAAGAAGAATTGAGGAAAGAATATGAGGAATGCGGAAGCGGCCCAGATGATCTTGACTGATAAAAGGAGGATTTCATCTTGAATGTGCTGAAAAATTTAAAATGGCATGATGATCGGCCAGGATTTGATGGAGTGGTCAGGCATTCTACCGGAGTTGACGATGTTTCCGTTTGCGGTACAAGAATCTATATCCGATATGATGTAACGGCCAATACTTGCATTGAAAGCGGAATGGACGATGGGACATTTAGCGTTTTCGTTCAATTCCCGAACAATAATTTTATCAAGGAAACGGTCGGCTCTTTTGAATCAGGGAAGAAAAGATGCGAAGAACTCAGAAAAGAGTTCTGGAACAAGTGGTATAAAGAGATTGAAAGGATGTTCGCATAATGAACAGAAAAGATATTAGAATTTGCTCTTGTGGCAGAATCCACTTCATTGATTCCGGGATCATTGACGAGGCGCTTGAACAGAACAAGAATACGCTTGTCATTTGCGGCGGCTGCGGCAGAACCTATGTGATCGGTGCAGACATTGAACCAGATTGGTACGAGCCGGATAAGATGTGCTACAACATGTATACGAGCACATTGTTCCCCAATGGGAGCGAAGACCCTTATATCTTTGATCAGAAGTTCTTTGAGACAGTAAAAGGGAAATTCAAAGGCTTTCACAAGGTTATCATTGATCCGGGCAAGAGAGTCATGATGGACACCGGATACTATGCGACTTCATATGACAATGGCAGTGGTATGTTCTACGACATGCAGTATCCTGATTTCTGGAAGATCAAAAAGACGGATGAGTTGGAGGATGTTCTGCTGTTCATCAACAAGTTCCAGAGGGAAATGAAGTCCGTCAATATGAACTGGCTCCTGCGTTCTCTCACGGACGAAGAGGCGGAACAGCTCTCACACTACGGCGTAAAGGGCCTGAACTGGAAGGGAACAAAGTGGGAGACTGAATATAACAGTCGATAAGGAGGCTTCTATGGCAAGTAAGAAAAACACAAAATTCTTGGACGCTCAGAATTTTATCTATGAACTGCGCCAGAAATGGTATCAAACCGAAGAACAGATGGAACGACACAATGCAGAAAACGGTAAAGATACCACGTATTATATCCTTCTTGGCCGTTGTGACGCTTTGATGCAGGCGGTAGATATGGCAGAAGAATTCGCAGCCGGCCAGTACGCTGTAAAGTACGAATAAACAGTAGTAAAGGAGAAATCTATTATGGATTTTATGGATGCTCTGGTTGATGGTTTTGTAGAAGTTCAGAATCAGCTTGAACCAGACTATGGCTATTTGTGCGATATTCGCGGCAATCCGACAAAGCGCCACCCGATGTCATATCCATATAGTTACGATGCTTATGTAATTTGGGCTAAAGAGTACAAAGAAAATGATGATGCGGTTTACTCAGACAGGCTCTATCAATGGGATTCAGAAAAGTATGATCGTTGTTGTATGGAAGTGTGGAACGACAGAAGGCAAGTGTTTAATAGAAGCAATCCCAAGGATATTCAAAAGTTTCTTTCGTTGTACTTTGGGGAAACGGTAAAACTGACTGGAATTGAAAAGGGATGCAACGTTTCAACTGGATGCCCATATTGGGTATTCTATTATCGAGCCGAATAAAAAAGAGGGCAATTCTATGTCGATTCATTGCGATGATATTGATTGCTGTGACTTTTGCACAGATCTTTCTTGCGATGTCAATCCAAAAATGTTTGCGGCGATGTATGCTATATATAAGTCAAGCGAAGATGATGGCAATGATAGTGCAGAATAAAATTGTCACTTCATCACGAAAATAAATAGAAATATCGTGCCTTTTAACACGTTTTTCTATGGATAAAGTGCAAGATTTTACACATTATCCGCGTTTATAAACGAGGATTAGAACTGGCAATCATTGTTCATTGAATTATGTAAACTTTGGTGATAATCTTTTGACGTGAACAAAGAAGATCTGATAACTGCATAATTCAATGAAAGGGGACTGCAAAATGAAAGAACTGTATACATTCAAGCGGAGTAAGAACGGTAAAATCAGCATCAATCCAGGTGGAAGCTATAAGGATGCCTGTGATGCAGGAAGTCTGCGGAAAGCGGTGCTGTTTGCTGTCCTGTGGGCACTTGGTAGCAGAGCCGGGCAACTCGATACGGCAGACAAGTCTGAATTCCTGGACGATCTGTTGTTCCCGGATGGAGATGCGCCGGTAGATTACAGCTTCGGACGATCCGTACATAACGAGGAAGCGACCGTCATAGTAGACGAAGGATGTGATCTGGAGGCGGAGGCTAAAGACGTGTTCGGTTTCATGGACGCATACCGCAGCAGAATCCTTGTAAATTTTGAGTTCCTTACAAGTCTGGTTGAGTGTGAAATGAGCGCAGGGGCGTTTCTTCGGAAGAAGGACGAAGTGGAGGGCTGCGTTGGCCGATACGAAAAGTTCTATAATATCCGATAGAAGATCAGGCGGGGACTCATCTCTCCGCCTGAAAAAATCTTGAAAAATATTTACATTACTTGTTGACAAATGCAAAACGTTCTGATAGAATACAAGAGGGTCGAACGAGAGACCCGTTAAAATAGCAAGCAAAACGCATTCAAATGAAACTAAAACTTAATTAAATACGGATTGTATCGGGAGGAATTATGGAAAGAGGATATGCTTACGGGATGCGCCTGCGTGGATTCAGCCCCGGTGCTCAGCCGATGGGGACTTTTCTGGATCGCATGGAGGACACGACAGGGAAGTATCACGATATTCTGATCTACTCCGTCCCTCTGAAAGAGGAGGCGGTCAGACAATACGACCTGGATTACCTTGGCCGCGCCGTGACCGAGTGGATCATTCAGTAAGGAGATCAGAATGGGAACCATATGCAAAAAACTGAATATAAAATGGACATGCAATAATTGCAGATACCGAAAGCGAGGATCACAGCGGGCACCTTGCCGGTGGAGCATAGGCTGCCTGCACAGCAACGGCTGGTGTTATGAGTTCAAACCAAGGCTGTCCCTGCTGTTTGCCGAGCTATTTCACGCGAAAAGATAAAACACGAATTTGATATTGGATAGGAGATAGATGAGAATGACTAATTGTAATAACAATTTTGGAATCCAATATTTAAGCAATCAAGAATTGGCCAAGAAGTTAGAGAATCATGCCAAGTATTACTGGGATTATTGGGATTTGGAGGGGTTGCACTTGGTCAAAGAAGATACTGCCCAGCTTTTATATGAAGCATCCAAAAGATTAAAACAAGTCCAATGAAACGCGAGATTTATAAGAGGTGTGCATGAAAAAGCACTGGGTTATCGACGCTGAAATCAACATGTGCGCGAACAAACATCTGATGATCTATGTGGATGCCAAAACAAAACGGCTCGCCTTGATGAAGGCAGAGAAGCAACTCGATGAAAAGAAGAAGACTGGAGAGCTTTTCTTCTACATGATTGAGTCATGCACGCAGTTAGAAGGAGATAAATAGGGTAGATGCATATCAGACTTGAATTAGATCCTGCGCCGGTGCGGCATATCGCGGTGCAATGCCCGTCCTGTAAACGCTGGTTTCGTGGTCAGGAGATATCCGACAACTGGATTCAGTTTGAACACGAGATCAATTTTACAAAGTTTGATTGCCCGGTTTGCGGTCATTCGTTCGGCGCTTTCGAGTACGGTGATGAAATCATCATCGACACAGACTATAAAGACATCTACGAAGGGTGTCTGCAAAAGAAAGAAACATGGGAGTAAAGGAGAGAACATGGAACTTAAAGATTTGTGTGGGCAGCATGTTTTGCAGGGTGTTGATTATGGCATTAAATATACGCGAGACGCCTGGTACGGTGGTACGGAAGAGGTAACGGGAATTCTTTTCCGAATGGATGGTGTTTCGTACCTCGCCATTGAAGACCCCGACGATGGTTACAGAAGCCGGTGCGAAGAGCTCGTAGTCGTCAAGGAAATTCCGAAGACCAGACTTCCGGATGTACCTGTGGTTTGCAGCATGATGAAAGATGACCACTTTGAAAGAAATGATGTACTCGTTGTGAGAGACTCGCAGACCGGGGAAGTCGTCTTAGAGGTCGGAACAATGAACTGGGATGACTGGTATCCTTATTGCCATTTTGAATATCATCCCGAGAATCTTGCGTGTAACCAAGGCAGATAGGAAATAAAAGATAAGTTTTATTCAAAACAAAGTGCCCATACCATGGGCGTTTCGAAGAGGTGAAAAATGGGGTTTTACGTCAGCGGCGTTGACGCGCCGAAGAATTGCAAAGAATGCGGGCATGATCTTGCCACCATTGCAAATTGTGTTTATACCAAGCGCTTGGTTCTTCCGGAAGAGCACGATATGTCCAGCGGTAGACATCCCCTGTGCCCGATTTCCCCGGTTGAAACGCCGCATGGGAGGATGGTTGATGTGGATGCGACGGACATCTACCGCAGAGAAGAACGTGCGTATGTAGACATCGAGGATTCGCCTTTTAGCGAGTATCTTGAGGGCGTTAAAGATGGCTTGCATGAAGCGGCAAAGTGCCTGTCCACGGCCCACACCATCATTCCGGCAGAACGAGGAGGATGAACTATGATCGAAGTCAGTATTCCGGCCAGTTATCGCAGATGCCAATGCTGCGGCGACAAGGCTTTTCGTGAGTATACGTTCCGGCTCTCCAACCAAGGCACGCAGATAGCCCTGTGTCATAACTGCATCAATATCCTGAACGCGCTTACCAATTATCCGCCGTTAGACAGGAGGGAACGCAATGACACAAAAGAATAAACGCCTGTTCGATGCGGCGCGTCTGATCCTGAACGACGGATGCCCGCCTGACCCAAAGCAATACATATGCCGCGTCAGCGAATGCTTCGACGAGACGGCTTGCACCCGCTGTTGGGATGAATATCTGCTCCGAATTGTGAACGCAAAGGAGGACTGACGTATGGGTGTATATTTCCCGAACATGAAAATGCCAAGATGTTGCTATGAGTGCGACCTGTGTTACGATTGCTTTTACTGCAAAAGCCTTGAGGTCAGTTTCTATGATCCGCAAGACAGTGCATTTATCCCGGATGGGTTTGACCCGGCAAAGGAAAGGCTTCCAAACTGCACCGCCTTCAACCTCCCGGCACACGGAGATGTGATAGACAGACAAAAACTGTATGAGAATTCATGGGATGATGAGTCTTTGGCAGACGCGGTTAGATATGCACCGGCCATCATTCCGGCAGAGGAGAGTTATGCGTAAAACAAACTACGATAATTTCCATGAAATGAAACCGTATGAATTGGCTGATTTTCTGGCTCAGTTGATGGATTGCTGTTTCAACTCCGGGCGTTGTGGCGAATGCGATGAGGAGTGCCCGATGTATGACTGCTGCAATACCTGCGGTGTTGACAACGTGGAAGACTGGTTGATGCAGGAAGTAAAATGCTGAAAAGATATACTATGAATCTCGATGCAGTTTATGTTCGTAGCTCAGATGGTGAATTTCATCTGCGTGCAAAAGCGAGTCAAGAAAAGAAATCCGCTACACACTATGACCTGCTTATCCGCAAAACGTCGGATGAGATGGCGGAGTTTCTAGAGAAATTGACAAAAGGATTTATAACGCCGTCTGGCTGTCCGAAGACTGGCTGCCATAGTGAGAGTTGCAAAACTTGCTGGCTTGACTGGCTTATGCAAAAAGCAGAATGAAATGTGAGGTTTATTCGCATGAATGATACGACCCTGGAGCTTATCTATGCGCTAAAACGCCGTAATTATGAAAAAGATACGCTGTTAGATGAAGCAATTGCTTTTCTCGCCTCGTACACATGTACTCCAATCGGATACTATAACGAAGCCGAGATGGGGCGTATTGCACAGATGGTATTCGTGGACTACTTAAAAACCGCACGCAATCCTGCATACGAAGTCCAAAGATTCTTTGATATTTTTAATCGCAACGGTAATACGACTGCAGCCATTCTTGAATGCTTGCGGAGCACACAGGTTAGAGATGATAACGGATACATCAATGGATTCAGAGAAGGAAAATGGTAAAAGAAACAAATGAAGATAACCGTTATGAACCGGCGCGATGCCGTTCGGTACAGTTTCCATCCTCAGCAGGAGAAAACATCCGTCATTTCGATCAGCACACCGGGAGAGCAATACCACACAAGCGTTTACACGAGCCCGTATAACGGCATTTCTTCCGTGCTGCGCCTCTGGTTTGATGACGTGGAGAGTGGGAAGGACTGCATCAAGAAAGAGGACACCGAGAAGATCAAACAGTTTGTCAAAGCACACAAAGAAGATTCGATCATCGTCCATTGTGATGCCGGCGTTTCTCGCTCCGCCGGGATCGCTGCAGCTCTGATGAAATACTACAACGGAGACGATACTCCGATCTTTGATAATCCAAGATACTGTCCGAACATGCTATGCTATCGGACAATGCTGAACACGATGATGGAAGGAGATAGATCATGAAGAAATACGACGCGCTCGGCGAGCGCATGAAAGGCTATGAGAACGTCACGCGCACCCATCTGATGCGCCGCTGTCCAGTCATCATCCGTATCGACGGCAAGGCGTTTCACACCTTCACGAGAGGCTTTCAAAAGCCTTTCGACCCCATCCTTGTGCAGTCCATGCAGGAGACCATGAAGTATCTCTGCGAGAATATCCAGGGCTGTGTGCTTGGTTATACGCAGTCTGACGAGATTTCTCTGGTGCTGGTGGACTATCTGCGGCTGAACAGTTGCGCGTGGTTTGATAACAACATCCAGAAGATGGTGAGTGTTGCGGCCAGCATGGCGACTATGGCTTTTAACAGATTCTTCTATAGGAGTGTTACTCAGTATAAAGAGAATATTCGAGAATACTTGGATGAAAACGGAATGTTTCGAGAGTATTCAGACGAGAATCCGTCCTATTTAGTTATTTATGATAAAGCAATTGAGGGTGGCGCCACCTTCGACGCCCGCGTGTTCAACGTCCCAAAGGAAGAGGTCTGCAACAATATCCTCTGGAGGCAGAACGACGCCACAAGAAACAGCATTGAAGCTGTTGGACAGGCATATTTCTCTCAGGCGCAGCTCCACGGCAAGTCTTGCAACGAGATTCAGGATATGCTTATGACAGAGAAGGGTCTGAACTGGAATACGATCCCGGAGCACCTGAAGCGCGGCTCCTGTTGTATCCGTCTGACAGATCAGGAGACCGGCAGAGGTGAGTGGTTTGTTGATAAGAACCCGCCTATTTTCAAGGGAGACGGTCGGCAGTACATTGACAACCTGGTCTTCGTAGGGGAGTAAGTATGAGAGCAATATTCTGCATTATATTGGCTTACTACTTGTTTCGTGTGGCCGCAGCCATTGTGCCAGGTTTGAAAACGGATTTTTACCGTGGCTTATTTATGCTTGCGTCTTTTATAGCCGTTCTTTGCGGTTCGATTTTGGCTGCTATGGGGAAGTGAAAGAGGTTTATTCATGACAGTAAAAGAATTGATTGAACATTTAAAAAATTTTGATATGGATCTTCCCGTTGTTAGTTATGAAGGCGAAGAATTTAGTGTTGTCAGGTTAAACGATGGGAGCAACGATGTTGCTGGCAACAGTTACGATGGTGAACCATATGTGATTTTGAAATGAAATGCGAATTTTATCATGAAAAAAGTGCCCATGAATTGGGCGCTTGTAAAAAAGGAGAAGTGAGAATGAAAAAGAGAATTATTGCTTTTGTATTATTGTTTATGCTTTTGCTTACCGGTTGCACGGAGTATACCCCTACCGGTTCCGAACAGGACGTGCAGAACACGAAAGAGGCAGCAAATACAATTCAGGGAAACCAGGCGACGCCTACAGATCTGAATTACTCTTTGGAGCGTTACAACTTGATCCGTCGTGCCTATTGGGTAAATGGACAGAGAGAAAAGGCAGACGCTTTACCTTGCGAAATCGAAAAGCCACTTGGCTATATCGTCTTGTTTAGTGGCAACGCTGCGGTCGGGAGTTTTGTCGTTGATGGAAAAGTTTCAAGTCTGAATAGCTACCTCACGCCGGACAGCGAGTATTTTGAAATTACAACTGGTTGCACGACTACTTATACGAATAAGTGGTTGGCTGATGTTGATGGTACATACGGTCAGAATGATAGCGGCATCTTCTTCTTTACACCGGATGGCAAGTACATCGAGTGGTCTGGCGATTATCTGTACTCCGACATTCCGTTCAAGGTTGAAAATCCTGTCGTCAATTATGAGGTGGTCGGATGAACAAATATAAAAAGATCATCGCTGCCGTCTGCGTCTTGGTCGTGATTGTTCTTCTCTCGTGGGGATTATCCCCGGTTGGCAGAGCTAATATCAATGAGTGGTTTTTCCACGTCCAAAAAGCAGACGATGTAACGAGCTACAAGACGCGGAAGAATGTTGAAGATACATGCCGTTCCATGATTGCCAGTTACACAAGCGACATAATGATGTACGAGCAATATAAAGACAGCGAAGATGAAGATAAACAGTCTTGGGCTGAGATGGCGCGTATTCGGGCAAATAAAACAGCGGTTTCTTACAATGAGTATATCTTGAAAAACTCGTTTGTATGGGATGGCAATATCCCGAGTGATATCACACATGAACTTCCCTATATCTAAGCATGGAGGCGGTTGATGAAAACGAATCGAGGCTTTGAACTGCAATACTTCGACGATGATTATGGAGCAAAATGCTCCATCCAGGAAAGCAGCGCAGTGGTACCTCATGTATGGCTTGGGGTTCACAATCCTCCGCACAAAGTTATGTGGAGCAGCGCGGGAAAGTACGGGATAGAGATAGACGAAAAAGCCGGGTGGTATGACTACCCGATTCCGGAAGAAGTTCTTGTAGAAAGACGGATGCACTTGAACCAGAAGCAGGCGCGAGAGCTTGCGAGGAAACTTGAATTCTTTTCCGTGTGCGGCTATCTGCCGGAGGAGGAATGATATGTCTTATTGGGACGATTATGACGACGGCTGGGGCGATCCGCCCAAGAATCAGCGAATGAGCAGTAAACGCAGCCATCCGTTTGCCATCACATGCCGGAGCTGCGGTTCAAACTCTGTCAAAGTCATTGCCTACGAACACCAGGATCTTGGAATCGAGTGTTGCCGCTGTGGGGAGTATATCAACTGCGGAATCTATTACACAGACAAAGGAGACTATTCCAAATGCTGAAAAAGTATCTGATTACATTCTGGAACGTAGATGGAACGGATGCCTACAGCGTCGTCATGGAATCGGAGCCATGCAAACTGAGCGAAACTGTAAACAAATGGGCAGAGAAGAACCGGAAGAAAATCAAGAATGCAATCGCTTATGAGCAGCGGGAGATTATCAATGGCTGAACTGAGAAGATGTCCTCATTGTAATAAACGAGTCGAATTTGTTGAGCTGCAAGGCGGTTATGCTATCGTGTGTTCGGATCATAATTGTCTTGGCGGCATGCAGATTCACTACGGACTGAAAGATGATTGCGAGATTTTCAAACAAAAGCTCATTTCAAACTGGAACCGCAGAACACCGGATGTCATGGCGGTTGCAGCGGCTGTAAACTGCATTGAAGAGTTTCGCGACGAGCTGTATGAAAGCTGCCAGGAGCCATACGATGAGCATGGCGCGTGCTGTATTGAAACGGCGAACGAAATTCTGAACAGACTGTTGTGCTTTACAAGCCAGGAAGCTGTTTACGCATGGGAGAAAGAGGCTATTTCATGAGAGAAATTCTTTTTAGAGGTAAACGCCTGGATAGCGGCGAGTGGATATACGGCGATCTGGTCAATGCAAATGAAATGCGCACAGGTGCTCGTCGTGTTGAAATATGGGTTCCGCAGCCGGACGGTGTATGTGATCCATGGAATTTGGAGTATGGGGTTGTCGATCCTGAAACAGTCGGCCAGTATACTGGCTTGCTTGACAAGAATGGAGTAAAAGTCTTCGATGGCGATATCATCATGATTGACGATTGTATCCGGCTTGAAAGAGTTGTGTTTAAAATGGGCTGTTTCTACGGGCAAGAGAAGATCCCTGCTGGCTACAATCTTAAACCTCTGGAAGCGTACTGCTATGCACATGGGCCCGTAATGGAAGTGATAGGGAACATCTATGATAACCCAGAGTTACTGGCATAGGAGATTGCATGAACGAAGCATTAGCAAAGGTTTTGGATTTTGTTTCAAGGAACGAAGATTATCATTATTCCAGGTTGACATGTGGCGAGAAACAAACAGATGATCTAATGAATACATCTGCTGCTGTTGCCTTCCAGAAAGTAAGGTATTTTATTGAAGACCTTATGGACGAATGATAAAACGACTGTTTGATTACCACATATACCACAATATATAGATGTTGAGAAGCGAGTGAACACAATATAATGAAAGAATACATAGAACGAGAGAAGGCTTTGTCTGCACAAAACAAATCCATGAACCTGAACGAGATGCGAGAGCGTCTGAAACGTATCCCTGCCGCCAATGTGCAGCCGGTGGTCTTCTGTAAGAACTGCGCCGTTCCGCATAACCAATGGACAGGCTGTCCGAAGCTCGGCGGACTCGTAACAGAGCCGGACTTCTACTGCGCCTTTGGCGAGCCGAAAGGAGATTTAAAATGATCTACATGGTTGCTAAGCAATATAAAAATGGAGAGCTCAGATTTATGCATTCTGGGCGATCCAGCACACCATTTGCCACCGAGAACCTGTCTGCGGCAAAAGCTATGGCTACTCACGCGCAGCGCAGTGCGTGGAAGGATGTTAGTGAAGTCGTGATTTTTGAATGTGACTTCAGAACAATGGACATCATGGCGATTGATGTTCGCCCGGTTAAGCACACTCCTGCAGAGCCATGGGAATTGCAGAGTAATAAAACACAGATTTAATCATCGTATTTTCTCCACGAATTACACTTTTCGTATAATTACTGGAGCAAATATGACTACTTTTCAATAAGGAGGATGCATGACTCTCACCAAGAAACAGATTGCGGCAATCCAGCGCGTTATTATTAACTGTGTTTCAGATCCGAGACACAAAGATATGTCAGGAGAAGCACCTGTGTCGGATGGTATTATCATTACAGATGGGCATGTCTTGCTTCATGCTCCGGAATCTCTCGGATTCAAACAGCAGAATGAATCGGATTCGAAGAGCGCGGAGCGTATGAACAAGTATTCCCATGCTGCCTTTGATGATTACGGTGCCGACTTCTACCGCGTCGAGGAGCCGATTCCGAACGGAAAGTCATCCTCTAAACTTCGTGTCATGCTGAAGGAGCATACCTTCATGTCTGATGATGGGCAGCATGTCGTTGTTTCTTTGTCTTCTCATGATATCAGAGGCGATGAAGTGTGGTCAGTTTTTGACTACGGCAACCTTGTCAACGCATTTGAAGCTGTTGGCAAAGATGCCATTGCTTACATCGGAAACAGCGCCAACTTACATTGCCCAGAACCGTATCTGATCATAGAGCCGGAATACGACTATGGCAATTTGAGTCAGGGAATTCACGCAGTTGTCATGCCTTGCCGTACAAGCAGGAGGAAGCCGTGAGAGATACTTATTCCGGCGGATACAAGGCCGCGCTCTTGGATGTATATAACTTTCTGGAACGCGGACGACCTATCGAAGAGACATGCAGATCTAAGAAGCAGTATCAAACAATGGTGCGTTCTCTTCTGGAATTGCTTCTCCTGGATAGCATCGCCAGAGAAGACTTCATGATTTTTGGTGGTGCCTGCTGGGTGAAGCAAGCGCCGGACGGCAAGATCCTTTCTGTCAGCGCGAATAAAACAAAGGATTGATCTTTCCTATACATATCATTAATAGGAGGTGCCGCTTATGGCCGAGTTTTGCAAAGACTGTTTTCTTGAGATCAATCCGTTGAAAGAGAATGAAACCGTCGTCCTCTCCGCGCCAGACGATCTGGATTTCTGCGAGGGTTGCGGGCAGTGGAAGCGCGTGGTCGTCAGGATCAGACACAAGAACATCATTGATAGGCTCAAAGAGAATCATAACAAGAATTGACGCCGTAACAGCGTCATGGTAAAATCAAAACACAACATTAGGAGGAAATGATAATGCAGAAGTATGGTGTTATTAAGACAGCAGGCAATGAGACCACTGTTCTCGAAGTGTGCAGCAGCAAGGAAGGCGCTTTTGTTGGCAAACAGCGCTACCGTGACGCCTATAAAGGGCAGGATGTTCAGATCGACGCCATCAATGGCGAGTTCGATGAGAACGGTAAACTGGTATACAACAAGTACACGCTCCTGTACGAGCTCTAAGCATTGTCAAAGAGGAGGCGGCTCGGTCATGTGGTTGGTATATATCATTGGTTTCTTTGCGTTGCTCTTTTGGCTGGTGGATGGAATTCTGAATGCCACCGGCTGGACTGATCCGAAGGAACGCCGAGCCGCCAAGGCTTTTATCTTCACCAGTATGTTGAACGATAAGACATCGAAGGGCAAATAAAAGAGTGGTTTGATCCGCCTCGGCTGAGGTTGGGGCGGATAAAATTTTCTCCACAAAACTGTTGACAAATGTAAAATCGTATGGTAGAATCTCATTGAAAGTTAGCCAAGGAGGTTTGAACCATGAAGAGCATGATCGAAGGCAGCAACGTCTTGAAGCCCGATTTCGGCTGGTACGACGAGCCGCAGCAAACTGAGATCGTAGAGATTGCCAGCAATGAAAAGCATGAACATTGCGGCAAAAGAGTGGGGCAGAAGTCTGAAGTGTTCGCTTATGAACCCGCCGACGCCGCAAAAATGGTTGCGTACTTTTCAGAGCGTGGAATGTGGATTCATTATCTTCTCTTCACGATCCAGACTAATTCAGCTCGCCGCGTCGGAGACTTGATTGGCTATTACGATAAGAAGAAAGGCGAGAAGGCATCTGATGGCCTTTGCTGGAAGGACTTTTTTAATCCGGCAACTGGTAAATTCAGAAATGAGATTCGATCCTTCCAGGAGCAGAAAACCGGCAAACTGGCAAGCCCCGTTATTAACGCGGCTATGCGAGATGCAATCATGCTCTATTGCGAAAAGACAGGGTGCGACCCGTCCTCGAATGGATTTGAGAATCACGTCTTTCTCCAGCTTTCTGGAACGCACAAAGGCAAAGTCCTATCCTATCATGGAGCGCTTAAGGCTTTGAAAGAAGCTGCGGCGGCTTGTGAGATTGAATACAACGTCGGCACCCACAGCGCTCGAAAAACCTTCGGAGCGACTACCAAGATGCTCCACCCCGGAGATGCCTCTTGCATCGAAGCGTTGCAAGGCTACTATAACCATAGTTCCAGCGCCATTACAAACCGATACATTGGCCTGACGAAAAAGAAGACTGACGGTTATGTTGAGGATATGGGCAACTTCTTCAATGAATACATCGTTGGCGGTAAAGAAATCCCAATGCAGATTGCCTCGCCTGTAATCTCGGTAGATACCGAGGCTCTGTTCCAGTTAATCCAGCAGGCGTTTTACGCAGGGAAGAACAGCGATGGTTCAAACGACGCGGCCCTTGTCATCGAATTAACCAAGCAGATCAACAACATCAGGAAGTGATGGAATATGCAGACGGCTATCATTATAATTCTGGCGGTTGCTCTGGCGGTTGTGAGTTTTCTTTACTACCGCCGGGGGAAACTCCTCGATAAAATCAGCGCGAAATACATAAGCGACCATCGTTGTTTGCAAAATTTTGCAAAGGCTTTCCTGACAGAAGAATAAAAATTACAAAACAGTAAAATTTTGTTGCCAAAACTGTTGACAAATGTAAAATGATTTGATATAATGTCATCGAAATCCAAAGAAAGGAAGATGACGTTATGTCGGATCATAGGCAGCAGAGTTATCCTCGTTGTTATGAGATATGGATGTGCGATCTTGGCAGCAATGGCGTCGGGGTACAGAGCGGTTATCGTCCTGTTCTGATCCTGTCAAATGACAGAAATAATCTGTTCTCGCCGACAGTTAACGTCGCTCCTCTGACAACAAAAATGAACAAACGCAATCTGCCGGTTCATGTGGAGCTCTGGAACAACAGGGTGTATGGTCTGCTCTCTCCAAGCACGATTCTGATCGAGCAGCTTACAACTGTTCATGTCAACGCGCTCGACAGAAAGATTGGGCAGATCACGGATGACGAAACGCTGGCCCAAATTTATACCGCAGTCAGTGTCCAGTTCCCGATCATTCAGGCGTTATCAACTCTTCCTCTTACTTCTTAAAACAGTTATAACTGTTGACAAATGTAATAAGATACTATATATTGAGGAAGAGGTGATGACTATGGCAACAAATACGTTTGATGTGTTTGCGCGATTTTGTGAACAGTCCTTTCCAGATGAAACCAGGCGCAGCAGAATCTACAATCTACTTGCAAGAAAAGAGCTCTTGGAGGAAGAAGCGAAGCTCAATAAAAGCTTCTTTGATTTTTCGGCCAGCGAGATAGAGCATTATCTGAGCAACTTATATAACAACGCATATCGCCGCAGTGATAAGATTCGTCCATCCAAATCTTATCTCCGCAATCTGGTTAGTTATTATCGCAGAGCATTTGCATTCTATCTTGCCGAAACCGGCGGCGGAGAGAACCCATTAGAAGACAAGCGTTTTCGCTATCTTGGATTTAAGAGCCAGGATAATGTCACAATTTTTACGAGAGAAACGCTGGAGAACCTTTGCCTTTCTATCGGTGATAGATTCGATCCTGGTGACGCGGAGTTTACACAGCTTATTCTCTGGCTGTTTTATTCCGGATGTTTCTCACTGGATGATATCCTTGCTATTCCGCAGGATGGAGTTGACTTTGTAAGGAATATCGTCCATCTTCCAGATAGAAATATTCATCCGCAAGAGGAATGCATGGACTTGCTGAAGCGGAACCATGAGATCGAGAGTTACAAAGCATATAAGTATACAAATCTGATGTTTCCTTATCACGGCAGTTATGTGTGGTTTCCGTATCGTATGACGAAGACGTCGGATGGCTCCGATCCTTATGACTATGCCTATCGGCAACACCAAGAGCGTACAGAAGGGCGTGTCAGAGACCTGATCAGCAAGCGGCTTACCAAGATCCGCAACGAGATAGGTGTCTTTATTCGCCCAGATGCGCTGTACTATCGCGGTATTTATGATTATATTGTTTCTAAATGCGGCAAGCAGCATGCTAAGGAAATCATATGGTCAGATACTGGTCGCAATTCCTTTGAAGAATCCGATGAGTTTAAGCAATATCTTCGTGAGTATGGGGCCAGGATAACCGATGATTCAGAGATATACAAAATAAAGCGAAGTCTTTTTGAATTCCTGTAATAGCCAATGGGAGCATTTTGCTCCCATTGATGAAATTAATAAACGCATTCAAAAGAAACAAAAATCGAGGTGAAGGCATTGTCCCTTTGTTATGTGATTGCGGATTCCAGCGGTCGGTATATCATGAAAAACGCAGCCAATCAGTACGTGCCGGTCTACGATCTTGACTATGCCGAGAAATATGATTCGCCGACAAAGGCAAAGAACGTACTAAATTCCTGTATCAACCGCAATATGCGCAAACTTTTCAGCGTAAAAGAAACTGAGATTGACGAGAAAGAAACCGTCACTCGGCAGACCAAGACCGAGCAAACACCAGATATATCGGTCAAGATTACATATCGTCCAAAACAGGATCAACTTCGACGGCTGGCGGCACAGGAGGTAGGAGAGGAAGATCTATCGTTCTCTAAGAGCAATATTCTCAGCGCCATTGGTAATATAGAATCAGTGCGCGAGAGAAAACTTGCGCTCCAAGAGCAACACAGCGTTATCGAAAAAGAGATTATGGACATCGAACACTACATCGAACTGAGCGATGGTCTGAACGCCTATCAGGGCTGGCTGGCTTACATGACGCTGCGTAAGCGGCTCAAGATACGCCGGCAGGTAAAAGATGAGATCACGGTGCTTTCAGATGTTGAGGATGTCATGAGCGGTCTGAAGAAAACAATATCTAAGATCAACGGTTTGAATGGACGCAGGTATGAACCTCGTGTTCTGACGGAACTTTTCACATAACAACACGCATTTGTTGCGTGTTCATGGCCGGTTCGTATAACGGTAGTACATCGGACTTTGACTCCGGCAGCGACGGTTCGACCCCATCACCGGCTGCCATAAAAAATATAAAATTCTATAATAAAACTGTTGACAAATGCAAAACGCTTTGCTATAATACAAGAGGGTCAAACGAGAGACCCCATAAACAGAGAATCAAATACATTGAAAAGCAACTAAAACCTTGCTGAGTCTAATCTACATATTGTCACTATATACCGTCTCCTTCATAGTTCTCCTTCCGAAATTTAGACTCAACTAAAACGCAGCAGACGCCTGCTGTAATCCCAGAGTTGCCCATAGGTTGGTGGCACCAGGTCTCTGGGACATAGATTAAAAGGAGAGTCGATATGACTTACAAGTTCAAATGCCCGTCATGTGGGAAGCAAACAGAGATCCAGATGCGAATGAGCGAATATCGATCTGACGGCCATATATGTGAGTGCGGTGCGGAGCTGGTGAGAGATGTGTCAGATATGTGTACCGCCTACTCGCTGAATTGCACCGGCTTCTACTCGGATCATCCGTCGAGGTGAGCCATGATAGATTCTGTAGCAAGTTTTCTTGAACGGTACGAATGGGGTTATCCATTCGATCAGAACGATGATACCGTTGACCGCGTTGCCATGAAGCGGGAACTTGATCGGCACATGGTGATTGTTGAGAACCAGAGGTTTTATGAGCCAATCTCGGTTAAAACGCCGCCGAAAAAGAAAGAGTCAAAACGGCACTTTCTTGGCTGTTAATCAAATCGAGGTTTTATCCTCGATATATGCCTCATTAGCTCAGTCGGAAGAGCGGCGGCTTTGTAATCCGCAGGTCTGGAGTTCGAATCTCCAATGGGGCTCCACGGCCTTCATGTGCTGCCATCTATCGGTAGCGATACATGCGAAATGATACATACGTCGAGCGGGCCTTATAGGCGGGGCGTTAATCACAGGGGAAGGACACACGCCATGCCCTGTCGCTCAAAATGTCCTTCAAAAAGATGCCATCCTGTCTGTGCAGAGACAGGTGAGGGGCTGCACTCCCCAAAAGGTTCAAGGGCTATCCTTAAGTGCCTCGGACACCTCGCCCGTTGAGGAGGGAAGTGCTGGTAAGTGCGGGTAAACACCAGACGCCAGAACATAAGGGCATATGGAATGGCAACAATCCCGATTTTATATGGGTCGGTATACCGTATGTGGAAGCGGTGCGGGCTGTAAACCCGTTGGCTAACGCCTCAGTTGGTTCGACTCCAACGCGGCCCACCATCAATCGACCATAAGTGCTTCTCCCGCGCTTTCGGTTGGTCGTCAGGAGTAAGGTGTGCAATCCTGAGAAAATCGTTTGTGTACACCAGGGAGAACACGCGCCTGTAGCTCAGTTGGTAGAGCACCGCCCTTTTAAGGCGGGTGTCCGGAGTTCGAACCTCCGCAGGCGCACCATATTGGGGCCGTTAGCTCAGTCGGTTAGAGCAGTTGACTCATAATCATCAGGTCCTGGGTTCAAGTCCCAGGCGGCCCACCACTCCAATGGGGTTGTGTCCCGGAGGAGAAACAGATTAGTCATTCGAGAAACCGTCAGTGGAGCCGATCTTACGAGGAGGTCTGCGTAGAAGCTGCGGAGGCGCGATCCCGATCTCTGTAACATTCTCCACCATGGCAGAGACGGTTCAGCGAAAACAATGCTTTCGCGATAGTGTGGATAACGAGAGCTGCCGGTTCGTTTCAACGGCTTTTGGAATCGGCAAACGCTTGGTTTATGCGGCGGTGCGCAACGCGATAAACCCGTATTCAGCAGAGCGAGTAGATCCTGCTGGCTGGCTGCGTGAGCCAGGTAGAGCTTGCCGCCGGAGTGAGTGAAAGAAACGCATCCGGCATCTGCCCTCGTGGTGGAACTGGTATACACATACGGCTTAAGTCCGTATGCCGCAAGGATTGAGGGTTCGACTCCCTCCGGGGGCACCAGAAGGCCGGTTCGATTCCGGATCAATGATAGAGGGCATGGTTGCGACGGGGTTCTCCGGGCAGGATCGGAGATGATGTGTGCCGAGTCAGATGGCGTCTCTCGGCTAACCTTCGGGCTTGACCCGACAGTAGGACAAGATCCATCGTCATGGTAAGGACGATGTAAAACGGCCAGAGATTCCTAATATCCAGGGCGAAGTGTAATGGTTTTGCACTCCACATTTGGGATGTGGAAGAGCGGTTCGATTCCGACGCCTTGGGCCATACGGCGGCTTGGCAGAGCGGCAATGCACCCGACTTGAAATCGGAGGTCTGGCCTAGTAAGTCAGCAAAGGTTCGATCCCTTTAGCCGCCGCCATATCAAATAACATTTTTATCTGGGAGGCGATATAATTACACACGTTGCATGTTTTATTTTAGGATCACTATTTGGATTGTCCATTATGTGTCTGTTGAAAACGTCATCACGAGAAAGCAGGCATGAAGAAAAAGCGTTGCGGGAGGCCAAAGATAGAAATGAATTCTGATGAATCTATGCGTGCTATAGACGCCGTAATAAAAGACCTTATATTACATATTCAGGAGCTCGAAGCCGAAAATGCCTCCCTTCGCGATAAGGTTTATCGGCAATCACATAAGTTGACTGCATTGGCAAACCGCGCACAGGAGTTGGATGTGAAGAATATTTATTTGTGTCATAAGATAGAGGTTGCAATTCAATATATCAAGGGTGCCTGTTACGATGATGGGATGCGAAATAGAACGGTTAGGCGATTGTGGAAAGCGCTTGATATTCTTGGAGGTTAAGAAGAGAATTGGCGATAGCCTTTAGCCATAGACGGCCTGTAAACACATTTCATGAGAAGAATCTTTTTCATAGAATCGTGGTAATGGTATTTTTCTTTTTCGCCATTTAGATATCTTTTGTATTCTGAAAATCTGTATTCTGCGGCTTGCCTTGATAGACCATAAACGCGTTCAATATCTTCTATCGTATGAATTTTAAAAAGAGAGAAGGTTGGGAACGGTGACAATAAGGATGCCGCAAAAAAGTCTGCTTCTTCTTCCAATTCGTGTCTATCGAAATAAGAAGATAGACGCTTTTCATTGGACGCATCACATATCTCATCGAAGTGCCCGCAAATAACATGTCCAAATTCATGGGCAAACGTCCATCTAATTCTATTGTAACTTGACGTAAACCTGGACGACTGATTTGCGAGGATTAAATATCTATCTCTTGATGAATCGTATTGTGTGCATCCGGTGTAACTTTTGCAGGCAGCAATTACATCATGAAGAGATGTGCTACTGATTTGCGCAAGGTCATAATAAGACATCGCTCGGCAATTCGGATAAAGCGATATGGCCATTTTAGGGTCCAATGGAAATTGGATGCGATCTAAATTGCAGAAAATAGTTAAGATAGCATAATCTACTCGATCAAAAATAAAGTCTCGCAATTAGGAATCATCTCCAAATGCATATTTAAAACCAGCTTTAATGATATTCATTGCCTGCTCCCAGTCTTTCTCAGGCATGTTTTGCTTGGCTCGCTGGAGAGCAATGATACTCTCGTCTCCCAAGACTTCTTTAGCACCAGCCTCGATATCAGAGCTTCCGAGAAGAAAATCGACAGACACGCCGAGATATTCGGCAACCTTTCTAATCATGCTGGAACGCGGATCAGACACCTTCCATTTATAAATTACGTTCGCACCAAATCCGAGTTCTGATTCAAGTTTTGAAACAGTAATCCCATTCTTTTCACAGAGCGTTTTGATTCTTTCGAATGTGATATTAGACATTTAGAATCCCTCCAATAAGAAAATAAGATAGAAAATAGCTTGACAACTATCTGATAGTCTGGTATTATTCTCTTGCGGTCAGAAAATTAGATAGAACTCAATTACAATATAGTGAATAATTTCCACCATGTCAAGATAAATTTATAGTTTTCTGACAATATTCTATCCAATTTTCGTAGTTAATATATAAGTTTTACATAGGAGAAGTATGATGACACGAGATGTGATTCTTGGCAGCAAGAAACTTAAGGAGCAGTTTGTAAGAGATAATAACCTTCCGATCACCGTCACAGATGGCGTCCACTTCCTCCAGCGCCTGAACCTACTCGACCGGATCTTCCATTGCAAAGAGGCATTCAAAACCTTTTGTGTTGATTTGCGGAAGTACGACAGTGAGGAGCAGTATTTTATAGAGCGAGGATATTCGCTCGATGCCTGTGTTCTCCGTCTCAGTGGAGGGACTCATCTCTCTGCGATCCAAAAGTTTCTCAAGGCAGACTTCTCCGAGTTGCTCGGTGAAGCGGAACTGCTTCCTTGTGGGACGCAAGAGAACTTTTACACGTGCAATAGTTGCGGACACACATACGCCAGAATCAGATTCAAGCACGGCGCATTTTCGGCCATCAATTATTTTGACAGGAGCATTTTTCAGGCAGACTCACCGGAAGCATTCCTGCGAACATACGATAAACACCTTACTACAAGCAAAGAGTTTCACGATGCAATTCTTGCTGCGTTCGGCGAAGCACGAATTTCGCAGCTCGTGACGGTGTATCTATCGCTTGTGGCGCATCATCTCTCTGGTTTCTTCGGGTGCAAGCCTGAGCCATATATCCAGGATGGACTGCTATATGAATTGCCTGACGATGTACTGTTTTCTGATGCGGATATAACAAACTATAAAAAGCAAATTGATTCTGCACTGACGGCTCTCCCTGATGGTATTGGTGAATGCTTCGAGTGCGAAATCTTTCGGCTTGAAGCGTTGGAATCATACGGATTCATGGAGGAGTACCACGATGAAACTCCTGTGCCGGTCAGATTCATAGGAGTAGATCCAAACTACTACCATTTGCTTGCTACATATTATTTCAGGCAGCCATTGCTTTACGATTACCTCGTAATCAACTATGACGGACACCTTGCGAAACTGATTGAGCCGATCAAGAGTCCGTTCTGAAGATAAGAGCACCAAGCGTGCTCTTTCTTCCAGCGATTTAAACGCATTGAAAAGAAAGTAAAATAAAAAGCTAATTTTATTACCAAAAATGGTACTCAAAAGTGCCCATGAATAGGGGACTTACCAAATATTTACATAGGAGAGATTTTCATAAAACACGTCGGAGATATCACAAAACTGAGCGGATATGCTCTTGAGCCGGTCGATGTCATCACCGGAGGCTCTCCTTGCCAGAATCTCAGCGTTGCAGCTATGAAGCGTGACGGGCTTGCTGGAGATCAGTCTTGGCTCTTCAAAGAGCAAATCCGAGTAACAAAAGAAATGAGGGATAGCGATAAACAGCGAGGCAGAACAGGAAAAGACATTCGCCCAAGATACATGGTCTGGGAAAACGTATACGGAGCTCTCTCAAGCCCCGGAAAAGACAACAAAGGCAAGGACTTCCAAAGCGTCCTCACAGAAATCGTCCGCATCGCGCAGCCGAAAGCCCCTCTTGTGCCTATGCCTGAAGGCGGGGCGTGGCCAAGCGCCGGAATCCTCTACGATGAGCTGGGAACCTGGAGCCTTGCTTGGCGAGTACATGATGCGCAGTTTTGGGGAAAGTCCATCGTTGACAACCGTGGAAATCTGGTCGAAGCGGGCACGCCCCAACGTCGTCGTAGACTCGCGCTTGTCGCAGATTTTGGAGGACTCAGTGCCGGAGAAATACTCTTTGAGTCCGACCGCCTGTCTGGGCATTCTGAAGAGGGCGGAGAAGCGCGGCAAGGAGCTCCCACCGATCCTGAAGGAAGCTTTGATTCAGCAGGCGGGGGGGGTATTAGGTCTTGATTGTTTCGACCAGTGCCTCACCGGCACCGTGTCGAAAACGCTTACCTCTTCTGCAACCGATTCAGATCATGTCCCCTGTGTCCTGCAGCAGATCGTCTTTGAAAACCACTCACAGGATAGCCGCTACCGCTACATGGGCGATGTGAACGAAACGGTGAGTGCCAAGTACGGAACCGGCGGCAATAACCAGCCTCTGGTCCTTACCATTGTAAAGGAGCGTGGTGCCTATTGATTGCCTATAGCGTCGGCAACGGGCAGCTCAATCAAATCAGCATGTCCGAGCAGTGCAATACCTTGGATACCATGCATGATAAGCAGGCCGTTCTGATATCTCCTGATGTGGGAGGTACTGAAATGACAGAGCATGAGAATCGCAAGTATCTGATCCGCCGTGTTACTCCGCTCGAATGTGAGCGCCTGCAAAAATATCCGGATCACTGGACGGACATTGCGCCATGGACAGACAGCAAAGGAAAGAAACACAAGGACGCCGACAGTCCTCGCTATGTGGCGCTCGGTAATAGTCTTGCGCTCCCGTTCTGGGACTGGCTGACCGGCAGGATCTCAGCTCAATACGAGAAACCACCAACCCTTGGCAGCTTGTTTGATGGCATCGGCGGCTTTGATCTGGTTTGGGCCAGACATAACGGGAAAGAATCCGTCCGATTTTCTTCTGAGATCAGCGAGTTTTGTGTAGCTGTTTTGAAGAAACACTTTGGCGATGAGGACGCCGGCCTCGAAGGCGATATTGACCAATACATATAACCAATCCATAGGAGGAAATCATATGAAGTGCCGTCGCTGCAATCTCCAGATGGGGCATTATCTGGGGTGCGAACCGAACAAGAAACCGTATGAGTTCTGGCGCTGTCCGAAGTGCTGGACAGAATCCAAGCACTTCATTTTCCACTTTGAGGAAGAAGAGTTTAAAAGAAATGAGGGATTGAAACAGAGTGTACTGCGCATACATAACGACTCTAAAGGACGTAAGAAAGCACACAAACGCAGACAGGCTCCAGGTCGCAACGGTATTCGGTAACGACGTAATCGTCGATCTGACCTATCACGCCGGCCAGCGTGTCATCTATTTCCCGACAGACGGGCAGCTCAGTGAGGAGTTTGCCAACGACAACAACCTTGTCCGCCGCAAGGATGAGAATGGCAATAACATCGGCGGCTACCTTGATCCGGATAAACGAAACATCACTGCGCTGAAACTCCGGGGCGAAAAGTCTGATGGGCTCATTCTGCCGATTGAAGTTCTCTCTAAATACATAGACATCAACGAACTTCACGATGGTGATCAGGTCACGATCCTGAACGGCCACGAGATTTGCAAGAAGTATATCCCGCGCCGGCAGACCCGTCAGGGATCTACAGGAGCAGGAAACCGGACAAGGAAGCACAAAGAACCTGTCGCGCCTCTGTTTGCAGAGCACGCCGACACGGAGCAGCTTGCTTATAATCTCTCCGCTTTTAAGCCAGGAGATCAGATTGAGATCACGTTGAAGATGCATGGCACGAGCCAGCGCACCGGCAGGCTCCCTATCTTCAAAGGTTATAAGCGGACATTTGGCGATAAGCTTTTCAGGCGAAAGGGAACACCGATTTACGATTGGGGTTATGTTTCTGGTACTCGCCGCGTTGTGCTCGATGACTTTGAGGGCGGCTACTACGGCAGTAATCACTTCCGGGAACAGCACTCCAAGTTCTTTGAGGGCAAACTTCAGAAGGGTGAAACGGTCTATTACGAGGTTGTCGGATTTACGGACTCCGGTGTTCCAATCATGTCGTCCGTGCCGAACAAGAGAACCGGAGATAAAGAGTTCATCAAGCAGTACGGGCAGGAGACAACCTTCTCCTATGGCTGTACCCCCGACGGCAAGGATGCACCTCAGTCAGACTTCTATGTTTACCGCATGACGATGACAAATGAGGATGGGTTTGTTGTTGAGTACACGCCAGATTTCATGCGTTATCGATGCGAACAGATGGGGTGTAAGTGTGTACCGGAATTCTACAAAGGATACATTAAAGAATATGATCTCGTACCGGAAGTTGTAGATGAAGATTCTGAATTAAAGACTGCCGGTGAATACTCGAAGGAATTGGCCGAGGTATTTTATGACGGCCCCGATCCCGTAGGCAAGTCCCATGTGCGCGAGGGTGTCGTGGTTCGCATCGTGAACCGCCCGAAGTTCACCGCTTACAAACATAAGAACTTCAGTTTCAAGTGCCTTGAGGGGATTGCCAAGGCAGACGCTGCGGCTCCCGATATGGAAGAGGCCCAAGAAGAGACGGCAGAAGGAGAATAATACATATGAAAATGTGGGACAAGCAGACGGGACACGACGTAGAAGTCTTTCACTTTTTTGAGGACGGCAGGATTCTTGTGTATGACAACGCTTTGGCCGCGAAGCAGTGTGGTAACGGCTGGCAGATGCGCAAATGCAGCAGACTGATTCCGTATCCCGATGCCGATGTTTTTAAGGCCGGGGCTCAGAGCAAAACGGAATACAATAAGGCGAAGTCCAGGCTCAAACTGCTTAATGCCGAGTGGCAGACAGAAGACGGCGAAGTGTTCGATCATGCGCACCTGAATGATGCGGTAGAACACCAGCTTGCTTTGATGAAAGCGAGCGAAGCTGATGAATAAACCGATCTTTTGGATGATGGTTGGCTTGCCCGGAAGTGGCAAGTCCACCATCGCCAAGATCATCCAGCGCAGCGTACCGAACACCGTGATCCATTCCTCGGACGAGCTTCGCGGTGAACTCTTCGGCAACGTCAACGACCAAAGCAAGAACGACCAGCTTTTCACCGAGCTGCACCGGCGCATCAAAGCGGATCTCGTTGACGACAGAAACGTGATCTACGACGCCACCAACCTCAACAAGAAACGGCGGGCATCCTTTCTTGCAGAGCTGAAGCACATTGATTGTTTTAAGCAGTGCGTTCTTGTTCTCGCCCCTCTGGATATCTGCCATACCCGCAACGACAACCGTTTTGAACGCCAAGTTCCAGGTCCCGTAATCAACCGCATGTATATGAACTTCCAGCCGCCGTTTTATTCCGAAGGATTTGACGCGATCTCAATCGAGCATAACTACAAGATCGAGGATACTTTCCGAAAGTTCGACCTTGTAAAGATGTTCAAGCCCAACTCATGGTTTATGAATTTCGATCAAGAGAACAGCCATCATAGGCTGACGCTTGGAGCTCATTGCGATGCCGCAGCTTCCTATATCTCGGCCATTATAACGGAAAGAGAGAGGAATGGAGCTGATGACGAAGAACTGAACCGGCTTGCGACTCTCGCAGATGCAGCGTGGATACACGATATCGGCAAGCTCAATACCAAGACACGGCTGAACGCCAAAGGCGAAGACGATGGTCAATGCCATTATTACCAACACCATTGCGCCGGCGCTTATGACTGCTTCTTCTATCTGCGTAACTGTGAGAAATCCTGTGAGTTGGATTCTCCTGAGAACGAGACCAGAAATCTTTACATATCCAACCTGATCTATTGGCACATGATGCCGTACACCGCCTGGAAGCAATCAGAGAAAGCCAGAGAGCGCGATAAGCGGCTTATGACCGAGCAGATGTATGAAGACGTGCTCCTGCTCCACGAAGCAGACCTCGCAGCACACTAAGGAGAAATGATATGAATAACAAACATACAAGCAGTACAAGTAGTAGCGGCATGGGATTCCTTTCGGTTTTGGGGCTTATCTTTATCGTCCTGAAGCTACTCCATGTAATTGACTGGCCGTGGGTGTGGGTGCTTGCGCCAATCTGGGGTGGCTTCCTTCTTGGCATTGTAATCCTCGCTGTGTATCTGATTATCTACATTGCCATTAAAAAGAAAACAAAGAGATAAAACGTAGATTATATGAGGAGAAATAAGTTGTTCAGCACAAAATACCGCATCGAGAGCGTTGAGGAATTGACGATAAGCAATCCGATGCACGAACAGATCCGAGGTAAAATTTGTTATCCTGCTTATTTCGCAGTTGGCGAGCGCGGCATGATGCTTGTGGACATGGAGGATGCACCGTCGTTTTTGAGTATCCATAGCATCTTCACAACAAAAGTACAAAAAGTGACGAACACGAGAGACGGCGGATTTGCTGTTACGACAAAGAACTCTATCTACGTCTTTCTCCCGGTAATGGAGGAGTAAATGTCAGATTACAGACACGAAAAAGTTCTCCGCGTTCCGTACCAGAAGTATGGCCTCGGAGTCGATACAGATAGCTTGGACTTCTGCATGGATTTCGAGGACGAGCATCCGACGCTGTTCGGCGGCACACACAACTTCCAGTTTGCACCGACCGACGAGCCATTTCTGGATTACCTTCTCCTCCGGAAGTATGACTGCTCTGGTGAGTTTGGCAAAACCCGATCCCTGTATCCGAGCGAGAAGGAGAAGTATCTGCCGATCTTCCAGCGGCTCATCCCGGAGATCGACATGGACGATGTAAGGCTGGTCGAGTATTGCTGGTACGACGGCACAGAAGCGCCGGATTACTACGATGAGAGTACATACCACGATGATTTTTATGACGAGGTGTAAATGAAAGAATTTGAATTGAAGTTTTCAGAACGCGGTGACGGATATGAAGTCACCGGCCAGGAGGTCTGGTCGGACAATCCAGATGAAAAGGTTTCGTTCAGCGTTTATAACCTGTGCGAATGCCCGGAGGATGCGATCATCGGACGCGATCTGTTTGACGCCACTGATTTCATCCGAGCCGTCGAGCTTGGATTCCGGATCGCCAAACGCGGATATGACAATATCATCGTGACCGAAGTTCCTTGGGAGGATTGAAACATGAAACTGAAAGAAGCGCTGGAACTGGCCGATGAGTGCGGCCTGTCCACGGTGGGTGAAGCGATCCTGAACGTCGAGCTCCACGCGCCGAGCCTGTTCCCTTATGAAAAGATGCACGATGAACTGAATGAACTCTGCCAGGAAGCCGCTGCTTATGACGATAATCAGTTGATTTCCGGACTTTTGAGCAAATAAACTGTAGGTTTTATTACCTAAACTAACAAATTTCATACGGAAGGAGGACGGAGTTGTGCGCACATAAGACTCATGAGTCGCTCCTTCTAAGATTTGAGCGATACAAAAGCTGCAAAATACACCAACGAAGACCTGAAGGAGATGCAATCATGGCCTTTGGAGCGCAAAATCCAGGTCTCTCAGACACGAATCCTCGAATTTGGGCTGAAATATCCTGATAAAACCTACATTTCCTTTTCGGGTGGCAAGGACAGCACCGTCCTCATGGATCTGGTGCGGAGAGTTTTCCCGGATACGCCGGCAGTCTTCATCGACACCGGCCTCGAATACCCGGAAGTCCGCAAGTTCGCCATGTCTCAGCCAAATGTCACCGTGGTAAAACCGGAACTGACATTCAGACAAGTGATTGAAAAGTACGGCTATCCGCTTGTCAGCAAAGAGGTTGCACAGAAGATCTGGGATGCAAGAAGAACTCCCGGAGGTTGTGCAGACAGACGTTTCAATAAAGATGATCCTTATGTTGTGAAATACGGCGGCAGATACTCAATGGCCGGATGGAAATGGCTAAAAGACAGCGACATTCCGATCAGTCATATGTGTTGCACGATCATGAAGAAGCGTCCTGCCAAGAAGTATGAGAAGCAGTCTGGACGCCATGCTTTCACTGGAATCATGACCGAGGAAAGCATTCTTCGCAAGACGAAATGGCTTGAAAACGGATGCAATATTTTTGATTCCAAGCGACCGATTTCCCATCCGATGTCCTTCTGGACAAGCCAAGATGTCCTTGAATACATACGCAGATACAAACTTCCTTATCCTCCTGTCTATGGCGAGATTGCCGAAGATGAAAACGGGAATCTGTATACGACCGGCTGTGACCGAACCGGCTGCGCATTCTGTTGCTTCGGCTGCCATCTGGAGAAGGGTGAAGGACGGTTCCAGAGATTGAAGTGTACACACCCGGCGCTCTACCGGTTCTGCATGAAGCCCTGGAACGAAGGCGGCCTCGGTCTCAAAGAAGTATTTGATTGGTTTAATGAAAATGCGCCGCAAGGGAAGAGAGGTAGACCACATATCAATTATGAATAAGGTTCTGTTTATATTAGGTGCTCTACAAGTCATCAATGCATATTTGATTTGCCACGATTCAGCAAAGCATTCTGAGTATCCTCTCTGGGTTATTATACTGTCCCTTGTTATTGGCATGATATCTGGATATGCCCTTGTGGCTGTCTCGGCAATATAACATGAAAATTGAATTTCAATGTTTAGATTGCAATCACTGTGTATTTGATCCTGACTGTGGCAACACATGCGAGCTCGAACACTGGGAATATTTCTTCAAAAGATATTGGGAGTGCCCTGATTTTTCGTTCGACGAGGACTATGTACGCAAACAATTCGAGAACAAAGTAAGAAACATTAAATGGTAGCATAATTGCAAAATGAAATAGGAAGGAGTGCGGAGTAGTGGCCACTTAAACTCGCGAGTATCTCCTCCTACAATTGAGCAGTACAAAATATACAAATGAAGATCTCAAAGAGATGCAGTCTTGGCCTCTTGAGAGAAAGATCCAAGTGTCTCAAACGAGAATTCTTGAGTTTGGATTGAGGTATGAGGGGTGTGTATACGTTTCCTTTAGCGGAGGGAAAGACAGTACGGTTCTCCTCGACCTTGTAAGAAGAGTATTCCCAGACACCCCAGCGGTTTTTATTGATACAGGTCTTGAATATCCAGAGGTTCGCCAATTCGCGCTTGCACAACCTGGTGTTGTTGTTGTCAAGCCGGAGCTTACGTTCCGGCAGGTAATCGAGAAGTATGGGTATCCTCTGATAAGCAAGAGCGTCAGCCATTTCATCAACATCGTTCAGATTCATGGCTGGGGCTGCGGATCTGCCAAATATCTTAAAGGTGAAGCGAAGCGCGAGAAAGGCCCGTCGATGTTTAACTGTCAGAAGTGGGCTTTCCTGGTCGATTCCGGCATCCGGACTTCGGATATGTGCTGCAATATCATGAAAAAGAAGCCGGCACATAAGTACGAGAAAGAAACGGGGCGGAAACCTTTTGTCGGTACGATGGCCTGTGAGAGCAATGTACGCAAAACTGTTTGGCTCTCTCACGGCTGCAACATATTTGACGGCAATAAGATCAAGTCGGCTCCCATGTCATTCTGGACGGAGCAAGACGTTCTGGAATACCTGCGAAGATTCAAGTTGCCGTATGCTCCTGTATATGGAGAGATCGTAGAAGACAGCAACGGACACCTGAGAACAACCGGATGTGACAGAACAGGATGTGTTTTCTGTGGATTCGGCTGCCACATAGAGAAGGAGCCGAACCGGTTTCAGCGCCTGAAAGATTCTCATCCTACCCTATATCGATTTTGCATGAGACCCTGGGATCAGGGCGGGCTTGGCCTGAAGGATGTCTTCGATTACATAAACAAATCTGTCGCTGACGCTGGTGGAAAACCGATCACGATCAAGTACGAATGAAAGGTTAATTTGATTATGCAATTTTGTAAAGTGTGGAAGGACATTTCAGAATCACTTAGAAAAGGCGATATCAGGAGAGAGAACCAGCTTGCCGCAGCGGATGCGATTGATTATCTGATTCAGTTGCACAAAGAGGATACGCAAGAGGTAGTCAGACTGACAAATCTTTGCCATGAAATGGAGAATAGAATGATTCTCAAGTATAACGTCGGCGATGAGATCAGCTTCAATATCAAAGGGCGCATAAAGCGCATCGACATTGAAAATGGGATCTGCTATACGGTCATCGTCAATGACGGGAACGGAAGAGAAACTTATCTCTACCTCGATGACGATCTTATGCCCCGAAAGGATTGAAATGAAGATCACAATTGAAACGGATTCCATTTGTGATAAGCGCCGCAATCTCGTTGATGCGATTGTGGGCGTGGCAATTGGTATGAGATATTGCCCCGGCGTGTTTGGATGGAAAACGAATCCAAATCTGTCTCAGAACAATTGCAGTTCTGATGACTGTATTAGGTGCTGGAGCTACGCCAAAGCGAAAGCGCTGGCAGATCAGGAATGAAACGGAGCTTTGATTATGACGATTGAACAGGAACTTGCAGCTTTGCAAGCATTTCTCGGTCCCTGGCAGCAAACCAGAGAAGAAAAGCATAAATATTCAGAAGATTGTTTTTTCTTCGAGGAAGATCAGGACATGAACGCAACGCTCCCTTATTGTGCTTATCAGCATGATGTGTATCCTCGCGGCTGTTGCAAAACATGTAAACAGTATGTGAGTAAGCAGCAAGCACGAGACTTGGTTCTTGCGTATGTCAGCAGGAAAGGAAGAACAGCCGATTAACGATTTCAGATTCGATTTCGACCTGTTCCTTCAGATCGCAAAAGAATACGGCGCTGAGATCTGCGAATGTGAATCAGGAGAAGGCGGCATCTTCGTCCAAGGGAAGCGTGTAACAGGCAAGGACATTTTTGCCATGAAAGATTGTTATGGACCAGAGTTATGTGAGCGCTGCATCTGGAAACGAAACGGAGGCTGTTCCGAATGGAATGGCATAAAGGAGACTCCTGAATACTATGGGTGAACAGGCAACACAATGCGAACTGTACGCAATCCCGGAAAACGGTGGACAGCCTGTAAAGATAAACGGCATTGCCACTCTTTCCGAGATCCAGTTTGGAGACAACTCGTATGAAAACGAACAGTTCATATGGTGCGATATGATGTCGGAGGCAAGCTTCTCGATCGAAATGACAAATGATTCATCCAGAATCCTAAACAGATTTGCCAGGAGAGTGCGTCGCTATTTGAGACGGCACGAGCAGCAGGCGAAAAGAAAGAAAAAGAAAGGAAACCACAGATGATTATTACGTTGCTTACTACGCTCATCCTTGTTGTGTCTGCCATTGTTCTTAAAAAAGCAGATCCAGACGATCGCTTCTTTATTAATTTATGCGCAGCGATCACAGAGTCCAGTGCTGTAATTGTTCTGATCGGCTTGCTGGTCTGTATCATTAAAGAACATACGTTTACCGAGAACAAAGTGCTTGAGCTACAGGCTGAACGGAATGCAATTGTGTACCAGATGGAGAACCATCTCTACCTCGGTGATGCGCTCGGTGAATATAACAAAAAAATCCTTTCCATGAGGCACATGCATGACAATCCGTGGACAAGCTGGCTGCAGGGTGGGTATGTCTATGAGGTAGATCCGATCGACTTGAACTGATGGAATTTGAAATATTGGAGCAAATTGCTCACAACTTGCATCTGATCCACTCCGATCTTGCCAGTATAGGAATCGTGCTCTTCCTCATGCTTATCCTCAAAGACATGGGAAGACGACACAAATGAAAGTAGGCTTTTATGAACAACGTAAATTTTTGGAACGAGTGCGCAACCATTGAGATCAATGGTGTGCCTTGTGCGGTAAGAAAAGAGATTATTCTTGCGCGAGGTTTCCAAGATGATATTGAGCGGATTTACGACAACTATGCGAACAACGAAGTGCGTTCCATTCTTGCACAGCTTTTTGACTTAATCTTTACAGAGACTGTCTTTACCAAGAAGCCGTACTATACCACCAACTATATGTGGGATAGAACCACCTATGGTTGGGAGCTTCTTACCAACGGAAAGAACAAGCTCTTTGAAAAAGATATCGAAACTGTTGCTGTCAAGTTTGAGTACACTGTCCGTAGCAGCGAAGTCAGTATGAAGAAACTGTTCGATTATCCTGCTGGTCTTGTTGTTGAGTACCTCAAAGAGCGCGGTATTACAAGTTGCCCGCTGAATCAAGAATGAAATGAGGTTTTGATTATGAAATGGAATCAAGGGACGCCGAGCTTTACATATTTTCCTGAATGGGTTGACACCGATTTTGAATGTCCGGATTGTGGAGATATTATGCAAAAGCACCAGAGCGTTGTTCTTACGTCAAACCCTCCGCAATACGAATACAGGTGTAAAGGATGCGGAAAAGTCCGGTATCGATATGAGTAATGAAATGGAGTTTTTATCATGACAGATGATCCAATCAAGCGAGGCTACAGGCAGTTCCTCGAAGTGTACAGTGATAATGAATTTGTTATGCCTACCTGTCCGTATTGTGGCGTGAACATGGAGTTCAAGCAGATATATACATCATACGGATTGCTGGCAAAGGGCTTGAAAATCGCTTGCCCTCTGTGTGGGCAAGAAGAGCAGAGGAGTTTTCATCATGAGTGAAGAACAAAAGAAGACGCGGCTGTTTGTTGATGTTGAAGAATACCAGAAAATGATCTTGCGCTTTATCGGGTCTGACCATTATAAGCAGATCCTGTCTTGTGTAGATGATACCAAAAGCGCAGGGTTCATGGCTGGTCTTTCGATAGCCGCAGCGCTTATCTCGTCTGAGTGTGATACGTATGTTGTAAAAGAATAAAAGGGGATTTTCATTATGAGTAATGAGGACTTTAACAAAGCACCGGATACAAGCACAACCAGTAGCACGGCATACCCAAATACATACAGCTACAACGGCTGCGCACACAGGCTTCAGTGTGGGTATTGCACTCTGTTAGGTAGAGCTTGCCCGATGCAAGGAAACACGGTCGTTGAACCGACGTGGAGACTGCCGGACATCACCTGTTGTTCCGCTCCGAAAGCACGTTACTGTAATACAGAATTGATTGGGTGAAATCACTATGACAATACTTACTGCCATTGAGAATCTTGAGACGTTTCTTTATCGTGATTCGTGCGGTACTAAAGCTGACTACAAAGAAGAGCTCGAAATGGCAATAGAGGCACTTAAGGAAAAGTTGCAACAGGAGTACCTCAGAGAACATGTTTATAAGAAATAAAAGGATAGAATTATTATGCCAAAGCAATCACAATTTGAGCGTTGCTGCCTAAATTGTTGGTACTCTCACAAGGAATCCTATGGACTCCTGTGTTGGGGTGAGAAGGAACCGCCGCTCGTGCCTCCAGATAGCGTGTGTGATTCATGGAAACCAATTGAAGATGAAGAAGGTTGGTGTAATATCGCCATGGTAGGTCTGCCGAATCCTGACAAGGAAGTCATCATCCACTGTAAAGATGGCACGATGTTCTTTGCTAAGTGGCGCAACAACGAGCAGGACGGTGACTACTGGATTGTGCGTGGCCCACATGACATCCGGCATTACATAAAGACAGATTGGGTGTCACACTGGAGACCGAAACCGAAGAAGCCGGTGATGTGAATGGCGATCAATAAGAAAATACGCGAAGTCGTATACGCTAAATACAACGGCCACTGCGCATACTGCGGGCGGAAGATCGAATACAAGGATATGCAGGTCGATCACTTTTGTCCGCAGAAAATGGAATGGGCCATCGTTGTTGGCGGAGTTCCAGGCGTAGACAGCATCGATGATATCAATAACCTGATGCCGGCGTGTAGGATGTGCAATCACTACAAGAGAGCGCATGATCTCGCAACGTTCAGGCGGTACATTGAAGAGATCCCACGTAAGCTGCGCGATAACTATATCTATAAGATTGGCGTTGCCTATGGGAACGTGATCGAGAACGAAAAGCCAATCAAGTTTTACTTTGAGGAGTTTGAAAAATGACACTGATCGAAGCACAGAAGCTGATTGAAGCAAGACGTGATGACTGCTGGGAAACGGCTGAGAACTATGAAAAGATTTTCCCAGGACGAAAGTCCTCATACAGAACGGATATTGCTGCTTATACGGTCGCCGTTATCGCAATTCAGAAGATGATCGAAGAGAACGGAGAGGACTTTGAAATTGTTTGAAAGTAAATACTCCTATTCAACGCTTTCGCATATGTCGAAAGATAACCTGATCGAGTATATCCGGCTTCTCGAAAAGAATCTCTATACGGCAGAGTGTTTCAATGAACAGCAGGCGAAGAACTGCGAAAGGCTGTTGAACGGCGAAATCGGGGATCTATTGAGCGACCTCCACGCACTGATGTGGCACTCCGGCGATGGTTGTGAGATTTGCGCACACAAGATTGTTGACGAGCGGAAACCGTATCGTTGCTTGAAGTGTGACTTAGGGAACGGCGCTGATTGCGAACCTCTCTGGCAAGGATTGAGGCCGCCGAATCCACCCATCACGGATATTGATTCTATGAAAGGAGACGATGGAGAGAAAAGCAATGAAGAGAACTAATTTCTACATCAATATGGCACCAACTTCAATTTCATTTGATTGCCCACATTGCGGCCTTCATGTCTCTCTTAATTGGAGTTTCGTAGATGTGCCGGAATACTGGGGCGATGACTGGGGTGAAGTCGAGTGCCCGTACTGCGAAAAGACAGTTCAGCTCGGCGATTACGACATTTGAATAAAACAACACTTTATTCAGAAGTGCTACTAAAACAACACCGCTTCAGCGGTGATTACATAGATCGTGAAATGCAGTCAAAAACAACTAAGGAGAATGAATGAGCGAAACTGAAAAAGGAATTGTAGAAACTCTAAGCGCCATTGATGTATCAGAATATGTAAAAGAGAAGAATGGCAATAAGTACCTGCCGTGGGCCAGATGCTGGAGCATCGTCAAGAGTTATTACCCGCAGTCCGATTACTTTGACGAGGTTCAGGAAATCAACTTGGAAGACAGAGTTGTCCCGCGTCCGTGGTTCGATGATGGGAAAACGGCATGGGTTAGAACGACCGTTGTGATCAAGAGCGATACGGAGGAAATCCAGCATACGGAATCCTACCCGATCCTTGACCTTCGCAATAAGTCGATGGCGGCAGACTCTATCACGACCGCAGATTTTAACAAGTCTGAGAAGCGCAGTCTGACGAAGGCTGTTGCTGTTGCTACCGGACTTGGCCTGCACCTGTTCTATGGTGAAGACTACAACGAAGATGTCACCAAGACGATGGAACTGCTCGAAAAGGTTGACGCTCTTGCCAAGAAGAAGGCTGCGCTGTCTGATAAGGCGAAGAAGCAAGTGGCGGATCTCTGCAAGGAAGCAGAGAAGAAAGCGTTCCCGGATATCCCTGATGACGAGATCGCCGGTAACTATAAGAATATTGAAGATGCAGACATCCTGGCTTCTCTCGAACGGAAGCTCATGGCTGTCAGAAAGTGAGTGTGAATTATGGGTCTTAGAGATGGTGCATATGTGCGGCTTTGGTCTGCGAAGGATAACGGTAAGGTGATTACTTGTCAGGCGAGCGTGAGCAAGAAGCAGGAAGGCGGCGGCTACCGGACGCTGTTCAGCGGTTTCGTAAACTTTATCGGTGAAGAGTGTAAGGAGAAGATCCGCTCTCTCGGCCTGCCGGAGACTTCTGATCGCCAGAATCCTGTTGGCAAGACGATTAAGGTCGTTGGTTCTCCTGATGTTACCACTTGGTTCAACCCGAAGACCAAGGAGAACCGCATGAACATCGCGGTCTATGACGTGGAGCTCCAGGAGGACGGCGGTGGTCAGCGCCAGAGCAAGTCTGCGCCGAAGACCTACCGTAAGAAGGCAGAGCCGAAGCCCGCAGAGGATGATGATCTGGACAGCGAACTTCCGTTCTAAAGAGGTAGTCCATGCAGAATAAAAACATCGAGCGTTTTGAGTCCCTGTTGCTTTCATGCGGCAGGGACGGCATGGACAATCTTCTGGAGTTCATTCGCAAGTCGGACTTCTATACTGCGCCGGCCAGCACACGGTTTCACAACTGCCATGAGGGTGGTCTACTGGAGCATAGTTTGAATGTGTATGATTGCCTCTGCGCCAAGAATGCCAGCGGCATATGGCAGAGTGTTCTTAATCAGATAGACGGCGATTCAATTATTCTTATCGCCTTGCTCCACGATATCTGCAAAACCTATATGTACGCAGTAGAGTACAAGAACAAGAAGGTTTACAGCGAACATGGCAGCAAGAGCGACAGTCAGGGGAGATTCGACTGGGAGTCAGTTCCCGGATATACCGTGGATGACAAAATGCCTCTTGGTCATGGCGAGAAAAGTGCTTTCCTTGTCGATGAGTTTATCGCACTGAAGCCTGTTGAGAGATACGCAATCCGCTGGCACATGGGTTTCACCGAGCCAAAAGAGAACTACAACTATCTTTCCGCTGCGATCCGCAAGTATCCTGTTATCCTTGCTGTCCACGAAGCAGACCTTGAAGCAACCTATCTGCTCGAAAAAGAGGAGTGATACATCTTGGCAAAAAACACTCGAATTTGCCGATACGCATGCTGCCCGGTGGAAGGGAAACTGATTAACCTCGAAACAGACGAATACGAAACTGAGGAAAAGAAGTTTTACCACAAAGAATGCTACGAGCGGATGAAAAAGGATAGAGAGAAGCAGGCTATCATCAATTCAGACATCGCATGTATCCTCGACCTCTGGCAGAAGCATATCAGCAATACTGTCAACTACGGCTACCTGCGTAAGATACTGAACGAATATCTGGAGAGGGGCATCTCTTCCGATTACATGGTGTTCACGATGCAATATGTCGTCAGTCACAAGCTTCCTCTCCGCTATCCACCCGGTTTCCGCTACATGCTGGACAAGCAGGAAATCCAGGATGCATACCAGAAACAGCAGGCAACGAAGCTCCTCAAACAGCAGAAAGAAATCAAACCAAGGAAAACCAACGCGCCGCAGTTTGCGCTTAACCGCGAGAAGAGCGGTGGATTCGGAACAATACTCAATAAGTAAGGGAGGGATCGCATGGCAGATATCGCAGAGCTTTCGGATATTCAAAGCGAGAGCGGTATCATCGGGACACTGATCTACCACCCGGAATATATCGAACATACAGATTTTTTACAGCCCAACTATTTCTTCAACCTTGACAACGGCATTTTGTACTGGGGCATTCGCGAACTGACTAGAGACGGTATCCAGACCATAGACGCCTATAACCTCTCGAACAAGTTGAAGTCCAACAAGGCGGTGCAGAAGCGGCTCGACCAGTTCAATTTACCAGCCATCCAGGAATGGCTTGAGATGTTCCGTCAGGTAGCGAGGCACTCGCTCGAAGAGTATAAAGTTCTCGCCGAAGACGTTACCTCTTTTGCCTTCAAACGCGAGCTTGTAAATTCGCTCGACAACCTTAAAGGGCTCTGCTTCAAGCGTGATACCGATCTGACCGTTCTGAGCAATAAGGTTTATGGCGAACTCGACGATCTGACACAGAAGTTTGTAACCAGCGAAGAGATCCACACGCTCGGAGATGAACTGGATGATATCTGGGCTGAGATTGAAAAACGCAGATCGGCGGACGGAATATACGGCGTACCGTCGAAGTATCCATCCTTCCTTCCGTATTTTACATATGAACCAGGCGAATTGGTACTGATCCAGGCGAAGTACAAGCAGGGCAAATCCGCTCTCTTGATGAACGAGGCAGTCCACAAATTGCGCAATGGTGTTCCGACGCTGGTGGTCGATAGCGAGATGTCTACCAGACAGTATACGGAGCGCCTGCTGTCTCACATCTCCGGCGTCAGCAACAAGAAGATCAAGAACGGCACCTATAACGAGGAAGAGTTCCAGCGCGTGCAGGAAGCCAGAGCGTGGCTCAAGCGCCAACCCTTTGTCCATATCTATGATCCGAATATGAACATGGACAAACTCTACTCTATCTGCAAGATGCTCAAGCGTAAGATCGACCTCGGTTTTGTGATCTATGACTACTTGAAGTTCAACAATGGCACAAGCTCTGAGATCTACAACGTCCTCGGTGCAAAGTGTGATTTCTTGAAAAACAAGATTGCCGGCGAGCTTGATCTTCCTGTTCTCAGTGCGGCGCAGCTCAATAGAGCAGGGGAGATCGCAGACAGTTACAAGATCAACATGTATCTGTCCGTCGCTATTAAGTGGGGCTACAAGACGCAGGAGATGCAGATCCGTGACGGTGTTGAGTGCGGCAACATGTACGCCAAGATCTATGTGAACCGCCTCGGCGAGCAGATGCAGGAGGATGACGAGGAAGCCTATATCGACTTCTGGTTCAATGGCGACACCATGACTGTAGAGGAAGCTGAACAACACCATAAGACGGATGAATTTTGAGAGAGGAGGCGCGGGTTATGTCCAAATACGACGGCGAAATGCTCAAAGAGATCGACGACCGCGCCGACCTGATCGAATATGTCAGCCAGACGATGGAGCTGGAGCAGAAAGGAGATAACCTGTGGGCGCATTGCCCGAAACACGTTGACGAAACCCCTTCCCTCAGCTTCAGTATAAAAGACGGGTTTTATCACTGCTTCTCCTGTGGTCGCAGCGGTCGCATGATCTGGTGGCTGCATGACTACGAGGGTCTATCTATTGATGAAGCAGTAGAGAAGGCCGCACGCCTTGCCGATGTAGACATCTCCAAGATGTGCCAGTCCGATACCGTCATCTACCTCAAAAAGCTAAAGAAGATGACCGCAAAAACATCTGTCAAGTATCAGCACCCGATTCTGAGCAGCTCCGAATTGGACAAGTACCAGCAAGAACAGATTCCGGAATGGCTCGACGAAGGCATCGAGCAGAATGTCATGGACTTGTTTGGCGTCCGTGTTGATACCTGGCAAAACCGCATTGTTTATCCGGTCTATGATATTGATGGAAACCTGATCAATATCAAAGGCAGGACGCGGTATCCGAATTACAAACAGCTTCGGCTTTCAAAATATATGAACTACTTCAAGATTGGATGTCTTGACTATCTGCAAGGACTAAACATTGCCTTGACATATGTCAAGCAACAGAACGAGATCATCATTTTTGAGTCCGTGAAGTCCGTGATGAAAGCGTATGGCTGGGGCTACAAGAACTGTGCCTCAGCCGAAACGCACGATCTGTCCGACGAGCAAGTTGCGTTGATCCTGAGTTTGAAAGTGAATGTGGTCTTCGCTTGGGACACCGATGTTGACTATCGCTCAGGCGATACAAAAAAACAGATCGACGCGCTCAAACGAATCACGAATGTTTATATTATCCAAGATCCGCAGCAACTACTCGGCGGCAAGGAGTCAAAGAACGCACCGGTTGACTGTGGAAGAGAAGTATGGGAAGAGTTATACGCTAATAAGAGGAAGGTGGTCTGAATCAGCGAGTATAAAGAAGAAATTGAGAAGATGCGCTGGTCGTATTCCAGACTGAGCTCCTTCAAGAACTGCCCCTATGAATTCTATCTGAACTACATCATCAACGACCCCGATCTGTATCCAAACCAAGGCAACTTCTACGCGGAGAACGGTAGCCTTGCCCACGAAACGCTGGAGAAGTATTTCAAAGGCGAACTGTCGCTGGACGAAGCGGCAGAGTATTATGTCAACCAATTTGACGAGCAGATTTTTAACCGCGTCAAGCAGTCAATCATGGATAAGAAGTTTGAAGCCTGCGCCGATTACTTCTCCATTGTAGATTTTGATTGGCTGAAGGACTATGAGATCCTCGGCGTAGAGTTGGAACTGCATTTCAAAATCGCCGGAAAAGAGTTCATCGCATACATAGACCTGCTGATTCGAGATAAGGACACCGGTGACATCATCGTCATTGACCACAAGTCTTCCGCCTGCCCGGTCGGCAAGAGCGGTAAAGTGCTGAAGAATCACAAGGAGACATTTGAATCGCATAAGCGCCAGGGCTACATCTACGCCGCAGCGGTCAAGCAGAACTTCGGTGTATTCCCGAAGGTGCTTGCGTGGAACCATTTCGCAGATGGTGGTAAGTTTATGGAAGTGCTGTTTGATGAGAACGAGTATAACGAGACTATGAACTGGGTAGCCGATACTATTGCAAAGATTGAGAGAGAAGAAGGTTTCGAGCCTGTACTCAATTTCTTCTACTGCACGCAACTTTGCGGTTTTCGCAATTCTTGCGAATACGCAGCAGTTGCGGATTGGAAGTGATACATGAGATACAATAATTATCATAAACACGACCACTACGGAAATCCTTGGATCAGAGATGTCGTAACAAAGCCAGAGGATTATATCGCCAGAGCGACAGAACTTGGACATACAACTGTTTTTACCACGAACCATGGCGTAACCGGCAGCATCTTTGACTGGATCACACAGACGAAGGATACCAGCCTAAAAATGATATACGGCACGGAAGCCTATTTCGTGCCAAACCGTTTTGAAAAAGACAGAAGCAATAAGCACCTCATTATCATCGCAAGAAATAACGATGGCGTTATGCAGCTCAACGATATCATGTCTGAGGCGCATGACACAGGCTTTTATTATCGGCCTCGTATCGACCGCGAGCTCTTGTTTTCTCTTGATCCAAAGAATGTGATTGTCACAAGCGCATGCGTGGCCGGCATCTGGGATGAACCAGAGCTTCTCCTGGAACTCAAACAACGTTTTGGAGATCATTTCTTCCTTGAACTTCAGGCGCATGATATTGAGATACAGAAAACTGTAAATCAGCAGATGCTCTCTTTCAGCAAGGAAGCCGGCATTCCGATCATCCACGCCAACGACAGCCACTATATTCTTCCGGATGATGCCGAGTTTCGCAAAGTCTATCTGCGCGGGCATGAACAGTTCTACGAGTCCGAGGATGGCATGGTCTTGGACTATCCGGATTCCGACACAATTTTTGCGCGGTATGAAAAGCAGGGGATTCTCACAAGGCAGCAGGTGCAGGAGGCGTTGGAAAACACGCTTGTTTTTGATGAGTGTGAACCGATCACTATCATCAACGACGATATCAAGCTACCCTCTGTGTCGGATGATCCAAATCAGGATCTGAAAGATATTATCAACGAACGATGGAAACAGGAAAAGAAAACGATTCCCAAAGAAAAGCACCACGAGTATCTGAAGGCGATTCGGGAAGAAGTAAAGACCGTCGAAGATACCAACATGGCGAACTACTTCCTTATAGATTATAACGTCGCCAAGCTCGCGCAGGAGAAATATGGCGGTCGCCTCACTAATACCGGCAGAGGCTCTGCTCCCAGCTTCTATATCACAAAGATGCTTGGTCTCACGGATATTGACCGAGTTTCCGCGCCAATTACACTTTTTCCGTCAAGATTTATGTCAGTCGAACGTATCTTAGGCAGCAGGTCGTTACCCGATAAACAAGTATGAATGAAAACATATGGTCAGTTTACATGCACATTAACAAGGTTAATGGCAAAAAGTACATAGGAATTACAAGCCAGGACCCGGAAAGAAGGTGGGGTTCTGACGGAAACAAATACCAAAAATCAGTTTTTAAAAACGCTATCAAAAAATATGGATGGGATAACTTCCAGCACGAAGTAATCTTCCGTAGTTTATCAGAAGAAGATGCAAAATACTTGGAGCGTCTATTTATTAAATGCTTCGATACGAAAATCCCGAATGGTTATAACATGACGGATGGCGGCGATGGAACCGTTGGTCTATCTCCAAGTGAAGAGGTCAGGACCAAAATGTCTGTTGCCTCCAAGACAAAGTGGGAAGATCCAGCCTTTAGAGCAAAAATGACGGCGTTAAGAAACGATTGTAATGGAGCGTATCAATCCGAAGAGTTTAGAAATAAAATCTCAATGCTCGTTTCAGGAGAAAAGAATCCAAATTTCAATCACAAATGGACAGATGAAATGAAACAGAGTCTTAGAGAAAAACAGAAGAACAATCCTATGTATCAAAACGAGACCAACCCAAATGCGAAAAAGATTCGGTGTATTGAAACCGGAGAAGTTTTTAATTGTATGAAATATGCACAAGAACGATTTGAACTTAAATCAACAGGGTCGTTCACGGCAGCAATTAAAAAAGGAAAGACAGCAGCCGGTTATCATTGGGAATATGTTTGACATTTATAAATGTCGCTATATGCAGTGATACATATAGAAAACCCAGAATATCAGGGGAAACCGTTAGAGCCATTATTACCAAGCGCGAGTGAAAACAAAGCGTGGCGCTGCCAACTACAGCGGTATGGTAACAAGATAATGGATTTGGCAATCCTGAGAGACAGCCCTAAACCGCAAGGCAAGGGAAGCTCGCAACGACTACCAATGGGCATCCGAGATAATATCAACGATGATGGTATAGTCTACTCCCTTTAAATATGGGGAAACCCAGGGTATAAAGGATCGACCTTAACACAGCCGATCGTGTCCCGTTCATCAAGGCCACAGAAGACCTTCTCGGTAAAGAGAACTGTGCGTGGATGCTGGCATGGAAGCCTCTCCAGGATTCCTCTGCTTTCCGCCTCTATTGCAAAGGGATCGGGCTTCACATCTCCGAATACGATGATGTTGCCAAGAATCTGGACGCCTACCGCGAAGATAAAAAGTGGAAGGACATTATCGAGAAGAGCAAACGTTTTATCGGCGTGATCGACAGCGTGTCGGAATCGCCGTGCTCCATGCTTCTGTACTATAAGCCTGTGCGAAAAGAGATCGGCCTCGTCCGCATGACCGGCAGCGGCAAGATCTGCTGTATGCTGGATGGCTATAACTGCGATAAGTATAAGTATCTCAAGAACGATTATTTGACCGTCACAGTATGGGCTATCATCAAAGATGTGTGTGAAATGGCCGACATCCCAATCCCTACGATCCGGGAAATGGATGAGCTCTTGGATGAGAAAACATTTGATGTTTACGAAAAAGGTCTGACATGTACCATCAACCAGGCTGATAGTGAGTTTGCGACGGCGCTTGCCAAGCGATATAAGCCGCACAGCGTTTCAGAAATGTCCGCCTTTGTCGCTATCATTCGCCCAGGATGCGCAAGCTTGCTCCAGGATTTTGTCGATCGCAAGCCTTATACGACCGGCGTCACGGAATTGGATGACATTCTGATCGAAGGCAAGCACCGTATGATCTATCAGGAGCTTATCATGAAATATCTGATCTGGCTCGGCATCCCGGAAACAGGCAGCTACGATATCATTAAGAAGATTGCAAAGAAAAAATTCAAGGAAAAAGAGCTTGCCGATCTAAAGAAAAAGCTTCTTAAAGGCTGGATCAAACGTGTCGGCAAAGAGGATGGCTTTATCGAAACGTGGACGGTGGTAGAGCAGGCCGCGCATTATTCCTTCAACGCGTCACACTCGCTGTCATATGCCTATGACAGCCTGTACGGAGCCTACCTAAAGTCCCATTATCCGCTCGAATACTACACCGTTGCTCTGAATTATTATGCCGATGATGCAGATCGAACCATGAAGCTTACGGATGAGCTTTCCTATTTCGGCATCAAGCTGAAACCTATCAAATTCAGGCACTCCAAAGGCGGCTATGTTTTGTCAAGAGAAGATAACAGCATCTATAAAGGGATCGGCTCCATCAAGCACATGAACGATGATGCGGCAGATGCTCTGTATGAGCTTCGGGATAACCGTTATGAATCGTTTGCCGAACTTCTTCGTGACATCAAAGAAAAAACATCCTTGGATTCTCGCCAACTCAAAATCCTGATCGAACTTGATTTCTTTTCTGAGTTTGGAGATGCAAACTATCTGCTGAAGTTGTCAGAAATCTTTGACAGTTTTTCTGACAAGCAACTCCGAAAAGAGAAACTGGATGTGCTTGGTATCAACTTGGACGTTGTTCGTCCTCTGTGTGGCCGCGAAACAGATAAGATGTTCACACAGTTTGATAAGGCCACTGTGGTAAAAGAGATCGGCAGACACATCCGTTACACGAAGCGCACGCTGCGACAGGAGCTTGAAGCACAAGCTGAGTACCTTGGTTATCTGACAACCTCTGGAGAACAGTACAAGGGTATCGGTATGGTTATGGAAGTTGACACCAAATATTCCCCGAAGCTGAAGGTATATTCCTTGAAACAGGGCGAGACTTTCGATTGCAAGATCGACAGAAAGACGTTCAACAAGGTAAGGCTCAAAGAGCGCGACATCATCAAAATTCAGGGGCAGACACGAAAACCGAAGGTCAGGAAGAACGAAGCAGGGGAGTGGGAGCCTATTCCCGGTGTCAATGAGATTTGGATTACGAAGTATCAGAAAGTAGAGAATTTGTGAGGAAAGTCGTTTGAAAAAATTAGGTATTACATATGAAGAGTTCAAGAAGCACCTGGAAGCCGTCGTAAGAAATATGCGATTCCAAGATGGGCTGATCGATCTTACTGTTGCGTTTAACAAGCAGTCGCGAGATGAGTGTGAGTTGATGTTCCCGATGATGGTTGACAATGTGGTGGATCTCTTGGCAACGATTATGCATGACGAAGATGATTTGATCGCATACTGGGTATTTGAACTGGATTGCGGCAATGAGTACAAGGATGGCTGCGTCACAGAGGCAGATGGATCTATTGTCAAACTGAAGACCATTGAAGACCTGTGGAACTGCCTCATAAAAAATTTAGAAGCAGACAACAGAAACTGTTGACAAATGCAAAATAAATGCTATAATACCATCAGGAGGTAACGATGACACAGGAACAAGAAGCGAAACTCGATAAAGCCCTCAAAGAAGAGTTCGAAAAGGTCAGGGTTAATAGCCTACGCACTGGAGCTCGTATGATTTGTGGCGCGGTTCTGGAGATCGCGCACAGAGACAAGCCGTATAACCAGCGCATCAACGAGATCGTAGAATTCTGCAACACGACACTCGGGAAAGCAAAGGTAGACGATGCGGGCAGTGGAGAATGAATGCGTCGGCTGTTCACCATACCTTGGCTGTATCGGTGAGGCGTGCCAATATAGAAATGTTGAGCGTGTCTACTGCGATCTGTGCGGAGATGAAGCCGAATACATAGTTGACGACGAAGAGCTCTGCGAAGACTGCGCCAAGAAACGCATTCTCGAAGTGTTCAATAACTTTGATATTTTTGAGCAGGCTAGTATGTTGGACATTGGTTTGCAAAATATAGGAGGTTGATTTATTGCTTGTGATTCTTGGGGAATCCGGCAGCGGAAAGACTACCCTGATTAAGGGTTTAACCGGCGAGGATTCCAAGTACAAACGCATTGTTACATATACGACCAGACCGGAACGCGACGGCGAAGTAAACCACATTGACTACAATTTCATATCAGAGCAAGACTTTCACTATCTTGATAAACATAATTTCTTCGCTGAAAGTATGAACTATCGTGGCTGGTTTTACGGCATCGCAAAGAAGGATTGTCTGGAAGAAAATGCAGCCGCCGTACTTACTCCGCATGGCCTGCGCACGATGAAGAAACTCGGCATTTCTACCACGTCGATTTATCTTGACGTTGACCGCCGAACAAGACTGATCAATATGCTGAAGCGCGGAGATGATATCGAGGAGGCATACCGCAGAAACCTCACGGACGTAGGCGAATTCGATGGCGTATCGGACGAGGTTGACTTCACTATAAATAATTGTGAGTTTAAATATACACCAGATGAGATCCTGAAAATTGCTAATGCGTTTCTAAATCCTCCGGATAGCACAGTGCTTCCTGGTCAGCACAGTTTGTTTGATGAGGTGGCGACGTGAAGAATTATACGATTTACACCTGTGGTAAGATGAGCGGTTTGACCCTCTCTGAACAGATGAACTGGCGTCTCAAAATCGAAAATGCGGTTGAACGTATCAAACCAGAGAATGTTACTGTTACGTTTATCCATCCTCCGTTCTATTATAACTACGAGTATGACAGTCAGAGAACGCAACAGGAGATTAAGAGATGGGAGCTTGGCGTCGTTCGAGACAAGTGCGATGTAGTGGTTGTCAATCTTGATGGGATCAACGACAGCGTTGGTTCACACTATGAGATAGCGACTGTCGATGCAATCAAAGATAGATTCGTTCCCGTGATTGGGATAGGTGATCCAGAAGACGTTCACCCGTGGATTCTGGACAGCCTGCTTCGTATCGAAGATAACTATGATTCCGCAGCCGAATTCATCGGCACCTATTTATTCCTTTAATATGCAGTCAAAAACAACTAAATGGAGGCTATATGACAGAGAAAGTAATCCTTTATTCCACCGGCTGTCCCAAGTGCAAGGTTTTGAAAAACAAACTTGAAGCAAAAAATATTACATACACAGAGAACACTGATGTTGCCGAGATGCAGTCGCTTGGCATGATGTCTGCTCCCGCTTTGATGGTTGGAGACGAATTGCTGGACTTTGGGCATGCTGTTACTTGGGCCAACAATCAGTAAGGAGGACACCGGATGAATATTCAGTTGAAGCTTTCCAAGGACTTTGAGCGTTGCCTCGAAGATTTAAAAGAGAAGTACGGGGAAGATTTTGAGTACATCAATGGTTTGCATCCGAGCCAGCTTGACTTCTCAGAGTTCATCGATAACTTCGTTGATAAGGACACGGTTGCAGACTCCAGCATCGACCCAAACGCAAACGCGAACCACAAAGACATTCGTAGTTTCATGACCGAGAAGGGCAAAAGTGAGGATAAACTCTTCGGTCTCAATAAGATCTTCATGGAGATCAAAAAGATGTGGGGGCTGCGTACAGCGAAGCAGTGGCTTGAACAGGAGTTTAGTCGGGGATTCTACCTGAACGACAGTACAACGGCGAGTTATTTCCCGTATTGCTGGGCAAACGATTTCACGCGCCTTGCCACAGAGGGACTTTTCTTCCTTAATAGTGAGACCGAAACCAAATTTTATGACCATGAAACCAGCGAAGTAGTAGAAATAATCAAACATACAAGATACAACAATCAAGCACCAAAGCATCTGACAACATACTTTGATGATGTGATTGAGTTTGTCAGTTTCCTCAGCAACCGCCAATCCGGTGCTGTCGGCATGCCGAATGTCCTGATTTGGGCGTGGTGGTTCTGGAAAAGAGATGTGGAAGATGGCTATTACATGAAAGATCCTGATTATTATCTGCGTCAGAATTTCCAGAAGTTTCTGTTCCGTCTTAATCAGCCGTTCCTCCGCATTGACCAGTCAGCGTTTACAAACGTTTCTATCTTTGATCGTCCGTATCTGGAATCTCTTTTCGGCGGAGTTGAATTCCCGGACGGCACACTCGCAATTGATCACATCGAAGATCTGATTGAATGCCAGAAGGTATTCATGGAAGTTGTCAGCGAGACAAGAGAAATCAACATGTTCACCTATCCTGTGCTGACATATTCGCTTCTTTATCAGAATGGCAAGTTCCAGGATGAAGATTTTGCAAGATGGTGTTCGAAGCACAATATGAGATGGAGCGATTCAAACTTCTTTGTGAGTGATAATGTTGGTGTTCTGTCTAATTGCTGCCGCCTTTTGAGCGATACGCAGAAACTTGATGCCTTTATAAACTCTATTGGTGGTACGGCACTGTCGGTTGGTTCTTGCCGCGTCAGCACGATTAACCTTGTACGTATTGCATATGAGAGCAAGTTTGATAAGAAGAAATACCTGAAAATTCTTCGTGAGCGCGTTCTCCTTGACTGCAAGGCACTGACTTCCATGCGGCATATTCTCAAGAGGAATATCGAAAAAGGTCTTCTGCCGAACTATCAGGATGGAGCCGTCGAGTTGGACAAGCAGTTCTGCACCATCGGCGGCATCGGTATGTATGAGGTGATGGACCTCTTCGGACTGATTAACACGGACGAACTTGGTTGCAAGAGTTATTCCGATGAAGCTGTAGAGTTCACCACACAAATCCTCGATGCAATGAACGAAGTCAAAGATAGTTTCGAGTGCGACTTCACATTCAACATTGAAATGATCCCCGCAGAGAACTGCGCAGGGGTTATTTGTCAGGCAGATAACCTTCTGTTTGAGCAGAATAAATACTTTATTTACAGCAATCAGTGGGTCCCGTTAATGGAGAAATGCACGATCCAGGAGAAGTGCCGTCTTGGCTCTCTGTTTGATAAGAAGTGTGGCGGCGGCTGTATCGCCCACATCAACATTGAGAACCGCTTCCCGAATGAAGAAACCGCATGGGATATGCTCAACTATGTGGCAGCACAAGGCGTGATCTACTTCGCGTTTACAACAAAAATTAGCGTCTGCGAAGACAAGCATGCTTTTATTTCTGAGCCGTATTGCCCGGTATGCGGCAAACCGATTGCTGATACATACGCAAGGGTAGTTGGTTTCTATACACCCACATCCAGTTATCAAAAGATTCGTAAGCAAGAGTTTGATAAACGCCGGTGGATGAATGTTCTTTCAAATGACGGAGTGATGCAGTAATGCTCATCAAGGGAATCACGGATGAGGACTTTGTTAACTACAAAGTCCCATCCATGTTCATTAGTACAAACACTTGTACGTTTAAGTGCGACTATGAAAATGGCGGACATTACTGCCAAAACAGCGAACTCGTCAAACAAGAGCCTATCGACATAGACATCGATACAATTATCAAAAGATACCTCGGCAATCCCATTACAAAAGCTATTGTGTTTGGCGGTCTGGAACCATTTGATCAGTTTGTAGATGTATATGATCTGATCTTCAAATTGCGAAATGATTATGACTGCCAAGATACAGTTGTTATCTACACGGGCTACGACGAATACGAGATTGATGGGAAACTCAACATGTTACTTTCAATTCCGAACATCGTTGTTAAATATGGGCGGTTCCGACCCGACAATTGCCCGCATTTTGACCAGATACTCGGCGTGAATTTGGCGAGCGATAACCAGTACGCACAGCAGATTTCATAAACAGGAGAAAGAATGAGCGAGAGAATTATTATCAAGTATTTTGACCCAGAGATTGAGCGTATCCACAAGATCGCCAAAGGCGACTGGTGCGATATCCGCGCAGCCGAAACAGTCGAGCTGAAAAAAGGTGAGTTCAAGCTGATCCCTCTGGGCATTGCCATGCAGCTCCCCGAAGGCTATGAGGCGCATGTCGTACCTCGCAGCAGCACCTTTAAGAATTTCGGTATTGTCCAGACGAACAGTTTCGGCGTGATCGATAATTCCTATTGCGGGGACAACGATCAGTGGTTCTTCCCGGCATACGCTCTGCGAGATACCATCATCCGTAAGAACGACAGAATCTGCCAGTTCCGTATCGCAAAGAAACAACCTGACCTTGAGTTTGAGGAAACTGACCATCTTTGTAATCCTGACCGTGGCGGACATGGAAGCACTGGAGCAAAGTGATGGATCAAGAAATCATCGAACTCGAAAACGAATTCATTGTGCTGGCCGTTCCGAAAAATACGGTCGAAGTTACAATTTCTGCAAAGGTCTATCACGATGGCAAACTGCAAGATGTCCATAGGACTATGGACTTCCAAGAAGTACGCGATGCATTTAAAGAAGCGGAGCAAGGATATATCCCGTCTGATGCCGTGTTCTCCTTGACTCCGCTCGGGGAGAAGTATGCAGAAGAACTTATTAAAAAGCAGAGAGGTCTGTTTGAGGAGGAATGAGAATTTGATTTATGGTATTAACGACAAACCGAGCGTAGGCAAGACATTACTCTTTGGTTTACAGCTTATGCTTAGTGTGTTTGTGGCTTCAGTGCTTATTGCAAATATCTGCGGTGTTTCTGTCAGCGGCGCTTTGTTTGGTGCCGGCCTCGCAACCATTACCTATCTGGTCACAACGAAATGGCAGTCTCCCATGTTCGTTTCCAATAGCGGTGCTTTTGTCGCTCCGGTTCTGATCGCATTGGCGGCTGGCGGGTATCCTGCTGTAGCTGTTGGCGGCTTAACGACATGCCTTGTGTACTGTGCCTTTGGCTATATTTTCTCAAAAGTTCCGGTCGATAGGATTTACGAAGTCTTTCCGAAAGCACTGATCGGTGCCGTCACGATGGTAATTGGAATCACGCTCATGGGATTTATCGGTACATACGTTCAGGTAGGAGGGGAAACAAATATATGGGGAATCCTGATTGCATTGTTCACCGCTATCGTTATAGCGGTTACGAGTCACTATGCGAGAGGGATGGCAAAGATCCTTCCATTCTTGATCGGAACGCTTGCCGGTTATGTGTTCTCGATTATCTTGTCTATCGCTGGGATCATCAAGATCGTAGACTTCAGTGTGCTTCAAAACACGACACTGCTTGCGATGCCTGATCTAGCATTTACGCATTGGGGAACAGGCTTCGGATTTAATGTCGCATCCATCGTTGTCATTTATATCGCTTTTACAATCAGCGCCATGATGGAATGCCTCAGCGATCACGCAGCTCTTGGCGGCATCATCGGTCAGGACTTGTATAAAGAGCCTGGGCTTAGCAGGATTTTTGCCGGAGAAGGTATGGCAAATCTTGTTGGGTCCGTGTTCGGCGGTCTCGGCATCTGTTCCTATGGCGAGGGTGTTGCTTGCGTTGGATATTCCAGGGTAGCGTCAACGATCGTAACGGCAACTGCCGCCCTGATGCTTATGCTTCTTTCGTTCATCGCGCCAGTGCAGGCGTTCATCGCGTCGATCCCAAGCTGCGTATTTGGAGGAGCCGCCATCGTTCTCTATGGCTTCATTGCCTGTTCCGGCGTCAAGATGCTCCAGCAGGTTGATCTGAATAACCAGAAGAACCTTATTATGGTGTCCAGTGTTCTGTCTCTTGGCATCAGCGGGCTGGCCATTGGAGGTGCTACCTTTGCCATCAGCGGAACTGCGCTTGCGCTGGTGTTTGGCGTTGTTCTGAATCTTATCTTAAAGGAGAAAGAGATTGAAAAAGTTTAATGCTTATTTGGCTGGTCCAATCTTCACCTATGGAGACCTGCTCCGCAATACAGAGTGGGCGGCAAAATTGCGCAATGCTTTCCCGGAGATGTACCTTTATTCTCCTGTAGAGAATACGGATATCAACGGCGTGGAAGGGAAGAAAAAGTTCGCAGGCTCCAAAGAAGTAGCCGCAGCGGACAATGCCAGACTCGATAAAACAGATGTGCTCATTGCCTGCATTGATGGAGACGTTCTCCCTGCCGGCACATGTGCCGAAATCGGCAAATTCCATGAAAAGATCACACGCGGCGATAACAAATGCCTTGTCGGGATCTGCACGGACAACAGGCAATGCTTCCTGACCCACAGCGAAGCGAAAGATGCTGGCGGAGCCTCGTCGCTGGGAGAGCAGCAATACTCCTATCAGAACATTTATGTCACCGGGCTCATCAAAGAGTACGGTGTTCTCGTCAGCAACATTGATGACGTGATCTCCGCTATCAAAGAATGGAGAAAGAATATTGCATAAATACATAAACCTTGACTACCTCATGGGGAAGACCGATGCCTTTCCCTATTCATACAGAGCGGTTTATGAGCACATTCTAGCGAATGCTCCGGTCAAAGAGTTTGATGATAACGATCTGATATCCGTTCGAACCAATCTCTATGATGAGGAAGAAATCCATAAAAACTGCACGGTGCAGATCTGGCGCAATTCTGTAACAGGAGAAACGTCATTCGGCTGGTGGGACAACGCAGATCGGACAGATCAGAATGAGTGCGAACTGTACGGAGATATGGAGGATTAAATGGTCTATATCACAGGCGACACCCATGCCGACTTCAGCCGATTCACATCAAGGAATTTCCCGGAAATCAAAGAAATGACCAAGGATGACTACATTATCATCCTTGGTGACTTCGGCGGTATTTGGGATTATAAGCAGAGCAGCTCACGAGAACTTGGCAACCTCCGATTCCTCGAAGAAAAACCTTGCACTTTCTGCTTCATTGACGGCAATCACGAGAACTATGACCGCCTCAATGGAGATGAGTTTCCAATCTTCGATTTTCATGGTGGCAAGGCACACCAGATCCGCAGCAACATCTTTCACCTGATGCGCGGCTACATCTTCGACTTTGAAGACAAGAAGTTCTTTGTCATGGGCGGCGCAAGTTCACACGACATCCAAGATGGCATTCTCGACCCAGAGAAATATTCCGATCCAAAGCTTTTTGAGCGCACCTATCGCCGCTGGTATAACCAAGGTCGCATGTTCCGCGTGAACCATGTGTCCTGGTGGGAGCGTGAGATCCCAAGTGAGGAAGAACTGGAACGAGGTAAAGATACGCTGCGAAACGCCGGATATAAAGTTGACTATGTTCTCACGCATTGTCTACCGCAAACAGTGTGCGGGGCTCTAGGCTACTACGGTTCAGATCACTTGACACAATACTTTGATGAACTGCTGGAAGAAGGGCTTGAGTTCAAAGAGTGGCACTGCGGCCATTACCATCGGATTTATAATGCACTTGGTAAGTATCACATCCACTATGAAGATATCCAGCGACTGTTATGAAAGGATTCTTTTATCATGAAAACTGATGTAGAGCAGCGCTTCGTCCGCGAGTGGGAGCATGTTCCTGGTAACGGGTTTAATCATGGATGGAGATGCCCAATTTGTATGAAGACGGTCTGGCTTGATCTTGGTATTTCACCGGATGACTGTGACATGCACTACTGCACATGCTGCGGCGAGCCGCTTATGGAACATGGCGGCACATTCATAGGATGGAAGCCAGAATTAGAATCTGAACCGCAAAAATAAAAGTGCCCAATTCATGGGCACTTTTGAAGGTCGAAATTGATGATAAAATACTGGTTTTATTTGATGGAGGATAAATGGACGAGGTAGCGAGATACAGAAAGAAAAAGCCGCAGAACTCAAAAGCCAGCAAGCGAGCAGATCATAAACACCAGTATGAAAAGTCCATCACAATGCACACTGGTCTGAACGGTGGCTTGCATCCGTCATTCTACTGGTCAACGCACTGCTCAATCTGTGGCAGGTCTGGCGACTTCTCCCTTGACAACGACGATTTCCGTAAACCGGAATATAAAGGACGAAGCCTGTTCTGGTATCAAGACATGTATCTGCCAAAAGAAGTGGTTTTCGCTATGTATCCAGATATTCCTATATATACAAATGTGCCAAACGAGTTTGGCAAAGAAATTAGAGTTCGATAAAATATAGGAGAGTTTATGAACAAAGGTAATTGGACAAAGGTAGATGCTAACCTGGTTTACAACAAAAACGGAATATACGCGGCTGCATATAGATGCAGTGAATGCGGCGATTGTGCGCCGTTTAAATCCAAGTATTGTCCAAGTTGCGGAGCCAACATGCAGGTAGAGAAAAGTATCGAAGAACTGATTGCCGATCTTAGGAAGTTTGGAGGCTACTGCGACAGATGGGGAGACGGAGAACATAGTGAACTGGTTAAACAGGCCGCCAGTGTTATCGAAAATTTTACGAGTAGGTCAACTTGATTAAAGAAGTGTTTTATCTGGAGAACAGATGAGAAATCTACAATCGATTGAGTTCCAGTTTGAGAACTGCGAATACTTCAGTATTGATGCCAAATACATAGGAGCCTTCTACGTTGGCGATATCAGCCATGAAGTCAGCCGCATCGCCTGTAATGCAATCTGCGATATGGACGTTGCTCACGAATTCTGTGCAGAGATATATGGGGAAGGGAATGATACTTATTCGTCCTGGGGTGACAACCTCGACAAGTTTAATAGAATCCTTTCCTATGACGACATCACCAGCGTAACATTAAAATATGATAACGGCTCGGAAGAAGAACTGTATCTTGATTATAAAGTGGCGGCAGGAGAGGAAGATATGCTTGGCGCTAATAATGTCAACCAGTCGTCCAAGAAATCAAAACTCGGAAACCTATACATAGTAGTTCACAGTTACAAAACTGTTGATAGCGAGTTTCCTGATTCCGAGATTGAAGATGCTGACAAGATCGATTTTGAAAAAGAGATGATCGGAGTCAACGATCCAGAACCATTTACAGAAACAGAAGCGACTAACGCAAAATAAAAAGTGCCCATGAATTGGGCACTTACATCTGAATAAAAACAGCGTTTTATAATCAAAAGGCGATGGGTATCCATCGCCTAAACGCATAAGAAAGGATTAAAATGTTTTCTGAGTATAAAGATATTGTGACAATAAATGAAGTGGCGGAAATGCTTTGCATGAAGCCATACAGAATTTATGAACTGATTAAAGATGGGAGATTAAAAAGACTGAATACAGGGAAGCCTTACGTGATCCCGAAAACGGAGGTAATTCGATTTGTTGAGAGTTCGATCCTTGAGTAAACGCTTGATATATGGTATAATTACTAATACATATATGTGGCGGCTTCTACCAATGGGAGGTGCAAAATGGTAACAGGAAGCCTGCAAACAAAGAAAAACATCTATTACGCCGTGTTGAATCTTGAAGATGAAAATGGCAAGCGCAAACAAAAGTGGATATCAACAGGGTATAACACGACCGGGCACAACAAAAGAGCGGCGAAGAAAGTTCTTGATGACTTGATCGACAAATATGAAAAAACGCCAAAACCGATGCGGGTTCCATGCGGCGATATGTTCTATGAGTACGCAGAGAATTGGGTCTCTACGGCAGAGTTTATTTATGATCCTGTGACTTATCAGGGGTATAAGAGCGCCGCACAAAACCATATAATTCCGTTTTTCAAGAAGAAGAACATTCGGCTTTGCGATGTCACGCCAGAGGTAATCCAAGTATTCTCAACACATTTATCCAAAGATGGGAATCTGAAAACTGGTGGGAAGTTATCTGGCAAATCTGTGCGGAACTATCTCACCGTTTTAAGCCAAATTTGCGAAGATGCCGTAGAGAAAAAGAAGATTGCAGAAAATCCTGTGAAATTTGTCAAGAAACCGAAGAAGGTAAAATATAAACCTTCATTCTACGCCGCCGGTCAAATGCGACAGTTGTTTTCTGAAATCGATTCGGAACCGATAGCGCCACTTATAATAGTGACCGCTGTTCTTGGGCTCAGGCGCAGCGAGTTGCTTGGGCTAAAGTGGGATAGTATTGATTTTGAAAACAAAGAAATCACGATCAGGCATGTTGTCTCTAAGTTTTCCACTATTGTCGAAAAAGATGACACGAAGACAGAAGAGAGCCACAGAACATATCACATGACTCCACAGATTGAAAAAATCTTCTTAGAAGCAAAGACGACAGAAGACCGAAACAGGAGAATGTTTGGCGACCATTATATTGAAAACGACTATGTTTTTAAGTGGGATAACGGGAAACCATACGCGCCGGATTATATTTCTCGTAAGTTCAAAAAGATTCTCAAGAAGTATGATCTTCCAGTAATCCGCCTTCACGATCTTCGACACTCCTGTGCGAGCATCCTTCTTGAGTCCGGACACAACCTCAAAGATGTTCAGCAATGGCTTGGCCATTCAGATATCCAAACCACAGGAAATGTCTATGGACACTTAACAAACGACCATTTGAAAACTGTTGGAAACGATATTTGCAATGAACTTTTCTAAGCGCACTTTCCTGCACTATGTTAGAACTTTTGTTAGAACAGTTGGACGCGATTCATAAATTGCCTTGAAAAGTTTAAAAAAGTCGCCAATTTCTTTCAAAATCAGCGACTTTTTGGTCGGAGTGGCGAGACTTGAACTCGCGGCCTCATGGTCCCGAACCAAATATCAGATATCAAATGTGGTCAAATCTTGTGAAATCTATACAAAAATAGTGCGATTGATATTCACAAAATGGCTTTGACCTTGTGCGATTTAACGAAATTAAACAAGAATTAACTAAATTTAAAACACATTCGTTAGAACTGTGTTAGAACTGACCGCCACATATATGTATTATATTTATATGCATAAATTTGATTGGAGCACTTGTAGTACCTTATTACATTTGTTAGTTGATTGCAAGGTTGCAATGAAATTTATAGCGCAAAAAATAAGGGTCTTCTACTATAGAAGACCCTTATTTTTTTTACAGGAAATCGTTATCGTCGAGCCGTTTGTCGTACACTTCAAGAATCTTTTTCTTTGCGGCGAGTGTTTTATTGTTTTGAAAATCCTTGTGTGCAACGCAGTATCGATCATATGCGTCGATGTCGGAAAGAATTTGATCAAACGTCTCTTGGGAATGCTTCACTCCTCGACGCAGTTCGTCGGCAAATTGAAGTATCTCACGCCTGCAATCAATAATATCATTTCTCTCTAAGTCCGCCACAGATCCTTCAAGACTATCCATCTTTTTCTCCATGTTATCGATCTTCTCTGCGAGCTCACCGTTAGTCCTCTTCCCGATCCATTTCAGCGCAGTAGACAAAGGATTAAACTTGATTTTCTTGTTAAATTCAATTATGACTGACAGTACGGCCAAACCAGCAGTTATCCATCCGACGATTTGTCCGACCGTCAGCCCCATCAGGGCGTCCATTTGACACCCCGTTTATTTCTGCTTGTTATACTCTGCCGTGCTGATACCGAGCAGAGCACCAAGCAGCGTGCAAATTACAGCGGCAGTCTTAGCCACTTCATCCGCAAATGGCCACGCCCAGACAGCGGCGAGGCCAACATAGGCAGTCGCCATTGCAGGAATCACAATCATGGTGATCCACTTCAGAATGTCGTACAGTTTGTCGTTGAGTTTCATAGTCTTATCCTCCAATATTATTATTTAAGCAGCTCTGCCCATGTTTTAGGGCCAACAACACCATCAATTTCAAGCCCATGTTCGCGTTGGAACCGAAGAACTGCTTTGTATGTATTCCAGCCAAACTTGCCATCAGCGCCATAAGAACCACATGAGTATCCGAGCGCGATCAGTTTTTCTTGGAGTTCTTTAACAGAAGGGCCTTTAGAACCAAACCTTAAAATTGGCTTTTCTGGACTTGACACGGTTGGCGTTTTGGTGTCCTGCTGAACCTTCTTATTCAGGAGCTCTTCAATTTTCGCCCAAGTTGCATGACCAACGATGCCATCTACAACAAGCCCATTCTCATCCTGAAATTTATTTACCGCTTCCAGTGTTTCATCGCCGAAATCGCCGTCCGCACCATAGCGTGGCAGAGAATAGCCGAGTTCTATCAACTTCTCCTGAAGCTCTTTTACATAAGAGTTAATGTCACCTTTCTGCAGGTTGTACTTATTGGGAGTAGAAACCGGTTGTTCTGGCACGGTGACAATGGGCTGTTCGAAATCGCTTTCCCCGCCCATATAGCGAAGCACGTGGTCCCAGGGATAGTTGTAGTATCCGCCAATACATATCTCACGACCGCTTTGGTCTCCTGTCTGTCCACCCGTTATTCCGCCTCGTTCGTTAATGCTGGCTTTGACATTCTGGCCTCCGCCTATGTACATCTCTACATGGTTGCGTGTATTCAGGAGAACATCACCTCTCTGCAGACCATAGCCAGTCGCAAGATTAACCTGGCTCGTCACATCATGAAAGCCGCATTTTATAAACACCGGTTTCATGTTACCTGTATAACTTGCACCGTTCGTTTTAACAGGAACCCCAGCGTTCTGCCAGGCGGTGATGACGAAACTGGAGCAATCGTAGTTCGGCCCCCATCGATAGGCTTGGTCATATCCGTGGCTCGAATCTCGTGCTGTTGTTATCGCCCATGTTACTGCGTATTCTATAGTTTCGTTGTTATTCATTTACACCACATCTTTATCAGTATTTTAAGATAGAGCAATTAATTCGCTTTGACATATTTCGTGTCTGGATCAAAAATGCGGATATCCGCTTGCTGTACCCAATTCCCGCTTATCTTTTTCCAAACCTTCCTATAAGACCTCCAGCTTCCACTTGTCTTGATATAAATTGTTGCACCGCCGATCGTGATTATAAGATTATGTGCTGAGTTTACATTTGAAATCTTATAGATATAGTTAACTATTGCAGACCCAGTTTTGCTAACGCCATCCTCTTTTACGAGAGCGCTCGTCTTATCGATCCCATTATCGGTAATTGCAACTTCTGCTGTAACGTTATCTGGGACAATAGTTAGGTGATAAGATTGTCCAGCGAGTTTAATCATCTGTCCATCCGGATATAATTTGCAATTCTCTCCTGAACTTGTAACGAAGTAGTATTCTACGTCGCCAAACACAAAGATTAAGCTGTGCTTTTCTCTAATATCATTTAGCGTATACGTGTAAGTTCCTGCCCCAAGCGGTTCAATCTCAACCTTGAACTGTAGCGAGTCATTACCTGAATCAGACGCTTGGTCTTTACCGTATTTCACATCAATAAAGTGTTCTCCAGCCGGAACGTTATATGTCAGCTCTCGCGTGCTTGAAGTGCTGTCGGATGAGGCTGAACAGACATATTTGTAGCTACTTAAATCATCTCCGGGCTCAGAGCTGCTGCTAGATGCTGTGTTTCCTGTGTTGTTCAGCGCTGTGTCGATGTTACCGAACATGCCGTAGTCATATCCGGCTTCGCCATAGTTGATATAGGTAAAGGTCACAAGACACTCGCATTCCAGAGAGAAGCGGACTCTTGCCACAGCGGAAGAGCTGTCAACGCCTTTGTTCTCCGACTCATAATAGTCGTTGCTGTTCAGCGAGAATCCGTATGTGTACGGCTGCTCGACCTCGTAAGTGCATACCGGCGTACCGCCCTGGAGCTGGCTCGTAATGTCCACGCCGTTGTCCAGCGCCAGCGTCAGCTTCGGGTCGCTGGGCTTGATCGTGACGGTCTGGTTCGAGCCTTCCTGCACACGAGTTGTTCCAGTTCCCGGAGTCGTATTGGCATTGATGCTGGAGATGGTGACGGGATAATATGTGTATTCCGGGTCTTCCTCCGGAGGCACAAAGATCCCGGACTCTTCCACCAGGATCACATGATCCGCTGCAATGCTGCTTACCGTATATTCGTAGTAGTAATCGCTTCCAGTTGAAGGTACTGTATAGGTGACTTGCCATGTGATACCAACAGTCAATCCTCCGTAGTAGCCGATCGTAAACCCGACTCTCGCGTCATCCAATTCGTTGCGCGTCCACGTTCCGGGGGCGATCGTAACGATTTGATTCGACGTAGTAGTGTATTGTGTCTGCGTCCCCTTTGCTGTTGTCCCGTGGTAGGTGTTCAACTCTGCAACTTCTCTGGCCTGAGACGCATTCTCCAAATGTCCAATCGCCAGGACAGACATGTCTGTGATTGTTGCGTTCTCTGGGATATCGCTGAAGTCAAACTTGTAGTAGATCGTTGCCGTGCTTCCGCTTGAACTACAATAGTCGTTGCCTGTTTGTGTTGAAGGGTCTTCTACGGTGTGCCCGATTGCACTCTGATACCTCGTTCCGCTTATAGAACCGCTTGTCGTGTAAGATGACGGTGCCGCGGTAAGCGTTCCTCCGGTATCTACGGCCTTTTGAACGAGCAATGCTTTGATATCGTCACCGTTGTCTGTGACTTCAATCTCATCCAGGGATTCCGCATAGATTGCGACCGTCCCATCTCCGCCCTGGAAGATTTCCTGCGTAGCAGGATCAACTGTAACTTCGGATACGCTGCTTGTAGCCGTAATTGTATAAGCGGTCCCAATGACGGTGTATTCGACTGTGAGAACAGCGCCAAAAAACCGCATGATATATGTTGCAGATGTGCTTCTTGTACCGCGCTTCCCATAAAAACGTATCTTTGCACTCTGCAGTTCATCCCTCGTCCAGGTCCCGGCAGTAAGGTCAAAATAAGTTGCAGTAGTCGTCAGAGCATTTGTATAGCTCCCTTTTGCGGTCGTCCCGGAAAAGAGCTGCAGTCTGGCCTGGTTAATATAGTTTGTCGAGGAAGAAGAGGTAGAAGCGCGCGCTCTGCAAGACACAGACGTAATCTCTGCTCCCTCTGGGATCGCGCTGCAATCAAAGTTGTATAAAACGATGGTCTCAGCGCTTGACCCAGTGGTCATATTGAAACCGGCGTATGTTCCGGAACCATCGCCGATACCGTTCTCGATTGGATAGCCGGAAGCCATCGAGGCGTACTCTGAATTATCGCTGTCGAAACTCACGGTGTTGGAGGTAAGCGTTTTCTGTTCGCTGATTTGCCTGGACATAAGCTACCTCCTTATTCCTGGATATAAATATCTCCGTCAATACCAAGGCTCGCAGACGGCTCTGCGCTCCCAGTGTAGTAATGCTGAATTACCAACGTCCCTTCATTCTTAACACCGTCTTTGGTGTAGATAGACTTCCCGGCCACAACGTCTCCCGCTGTGGCCGTGGTATCTGTGATGTCGATCAGAACGGTTCCATTGGCAAGCTGTACTTTACTGTTTGCCATGGTTCCCTCCGTCAGACAGCGCCGATGGTGCAGGTCTTGCCGCCGGCAGAGTTGTCGGAATAAGTCACCGTGATAGCGCTGACAGTCACCTGAGACAGGCAGTTGTACCCGGTGTCAGGGGAGACCACCTGCGCGGAGAAGGTCGGGGTAACGGTCTTCGCCTGCGCGTTCATATCTTCCTGGCCGGACATCTCACCCTCAACTCCCAGGATCGTGATGCCCTGACGGATGTTGCTGGGGATGATCTTGTCCTGCTCGGTAGATGCGATAGAAACCTTGCCGGAGCCGTCATGATAGCCCTGCGGTACGGTGTATTCCTGCGCCTTGGTGGTGATGCTCCCGGAAACCGCGCCGTTATTGGGCATGGTTCCGGTGAGCTTTGTGCCGCGAGCGTGGGCGGTCTTGCCGCTCAGAATTTCGCCGACGGCAGCGGTGTCGTCGCTGGTATCGCTGTCATATGTGCATGAGCCCGTGATAGGGGCACCGTCCTTGCCGTGCGCTGTATATCCGTCCAGAAGGTGAGCGGCATCTACGGTGTCGCTCGTCAGATCCATCAGGACTTCTCCGGATGCGAGTACAATTTTGGAATTGTATTTCTCAGCCATCGAATTTTCCTCCTATATAAACAGTAGTGCCGCCGGACAGATTGGATACTCTGCTGACGGAAATCGCTTCGACCTCAATGTCTTTTCTCATGAATTTGTTCCTTGTCTCCAAAGACTGCTGCTCGAAGGAAGGAACCACCACATAGCTTCCCGTGTAAGGATCTGTCCCGGCGTACTGGACGATGATCGGTGTGTCCAGATAGATCTCCACATCCTCGTCCTGTTTTACCGTCACCGGATATTCCTCGCAGGATTCCTCAACATCGAGTGTCGCGATTATGTTGTCTGGCTTATCGCCAAATTCAAGTTTGATATCCTTTTGCGGATCAACTGTGATTTCAGGTTCATCAGGCAGCAGCGCGACGATCGTCTCAATCATTCGATCACCCGCTTCAGGAGCTGTCTGCCAATGGTGACTTCTTTCACCGGCGTGGCCGCACGACGGAACTTACCGTCAGTATCTGTATAAGTCCAGTTGAGCTGAACCTCTGCTTTCTGGCCTTCCCGCAGCGACATGGAATCCTCCTGGTCTAAGAATACGGAAACCGTTTTCCCGTCGTTTACCTCCAGTTGCTCCCCGGATTTCGTAATGATTTTTGCGCCCTGGCAGATCGTGAAATAAACATGATTTGCCTGGGTCAGATCAGCATCGCTGTCGTCTGCAATTTTCAGTGTAAACGTTGGCGTAGTTCCTAGGATCATCAGCTACACCTCCTTCGCCCGATTTGGGCATAAATAGATCGTGCGCCGGAGATAAACCGGCGCACGTTTTCCGTTATTCGGTTTTATTCATCAACGAGCTTCCACCCGGCGGGATACACCTCGGGGCTCCATATGTTCGCGTCGATGACGCTTTCATATACTGGGCCGTTCTCGTCCGGATAATGAACCTTGTCGCCCTTGGCGTATGCATCCTGAGCTCCGGTAGGCTGCTTCCACACTGGAATCTCTCCCGGCTTCGCTACCTCGGTCCAAAGCGCGGGAGTCTTATCAGGCTCCCAGCCATCTTGGGTTGTATGTGCCTGCTCACAGCGATAAAGCTTGTCATTGTACTGCAGGCGCTGCCCCTTTTCGCAATTCATCCCAGGTATCCACACATCGTAAAGCTCTATAGCCTCGATAGCGTCAGAGTCGTCTAAGGATGCGCTTGCCTTCACGATCAGCGGGCGAAGCATCCGTGCTCTTTCCTGCGGTGTCATCATTTACTCGCCCCCATTAGAATGTCATAAGCCTCGGCCTTGTCTGTTATCTCCGATAGATCTTCTTTGGCCAAATCAACCGGGAAAAGCTCGTTTGTTTCTGTATACTCCCTTTCAGTCCCTTCTGGGTCAACGGCCTCCTCGTACAGGGTGCCGTCTCTCTCAATATAAAAACCACCGTCGGAATATCGGCGGTATAGCTTCTCGCCGTCGTAGCGTGTCATGTAGAATTCGCAAATGATCATATTATCTCCTTATGTACAGAACCCAAATAATACATATAAGGACCTTGTGGCCTCGTGAGCATAATTAGATCCATTTGGTTGTAGAGCGTAAAAGTATGTTGTACTACTCCTGCTTCTAAGCCAGGTATAACCAGCTTGTATTTGTGTTGCTGCAATGTATGTTTTCCTAGAGGCGTCATCTGTAAATATACCGGAATAAATGGGACCAGAGTTTTCTATGTTACTAGTAAAACCAACTTCCCTGCGAGACGGAATCCAGATTTTATCAACTGCTATTCTGGTATCTGTGCTACTAAAATAATAAGTTTTGTTCACCGCTTTGATATGATTTCTCACTGCGCTATCTATACCAGGTAGAACGTCATCAATCAGGTGTTGACGCATGCCGGACTCCGCCCAACCGCCAGCGGTCGTAAGTGTTGAATTCATGCGGTGCTCTTCTCTTGTTCCTTTACTTATCCATGTTATCTTTGCGTTTCCTGTACCGTCTGCAAGTTCATCTGCGTCAAAAGCAGCGATACGCATCAGATGTGGAATGCCAAAATAATTAACATATTTTGTATCGCCAATCTTATATTTCGTCGCGTAGCTTCCATCTTCTTCTGCAGCAAAAATCTCATCCCACGTGTCTGTTATTGAACTGTTGTGCTCTTGAGTATAGTTTTCAATAGAGTCGATCACCGATGCATATGTAGACCAATTTGTCGCGGCTTTATATGTATCTACCAAATCATCAGGGACCCAAATCTTGCCATATCCATTAGCAATCGGTGTGCCTGTAAAGGCGTTCGTGCTCGCCAGACTTATCAGCGTACTACTACGCAAGGTCAAATCTGTCATGTTATAAGCGTTCGAAAATGCTTTAGCCGGAATAGATGACAGTTTGGAGAAAAAGTCGATTTCTGCGCACCCATATTCATTATTGATACCTTCTGCGATAGATGTAACTTTCGGAAGTACAAGCTTCGGAACACAAGCATTTTTAAATGCGGATCCTTCGATTTTGGTGCATTCTGGGATGGAGACTTCCGATAGCTTCCCGTCTCCCTCAAACGCGTTTGCTCCGATAGTTTTGCACGCTGGCAAAGACACAGATTGCAGGTTTGTGCACCCACACATTCCGTAAGATCCAACGCCTGTTACATTTTGAAACTCAACGCTTTCGATGCCTGTATTCGAGTATAGAGCGTAACTTGCAATCGTACTTACCTCATTTTCTTCTAACTCTGTCAGAGTATTCGAAACCAATCCATCTAGTGTGTCGTGGGGGCCTTGTCTTGTGTTTATGTTGATAGAATCAGACAACAGTTTGCTCACCTCCTTAGTTTATTGTTTCGACTATTATAGAAGGCGAGCCCTTTGAACGGGCTCGCCAACATTTGTTATGTACAGAATCCGAAAACAACGCCATAGGCGGTGTTCGCAGTTCCATACTTCGCTTCCATCGCTCCGCTAGTCGTCACGCTTCTGAAATCTCTTGCAATGTATGCAGAACGTAACGACCATCCTGAAGCTTCACCGGTAGACGACAACCGTTTAATTCTCGCAGTGTCGTTCACAAATAACCCATTGTAAATGACACCATCGTTCTCGTATGATGTTCCGCCGAAAACTTCTCTCCCGGACGGCATCCAGATCGTGTCTGTATATGTCAAAGTGCTTGAAGACGACAAATCGTGATAGGTCTTGTTGACCTCTTTGATGTTGTTGCGCACAACCTCGGGAATCGTTGGCATAACCGTCTCTCTAAGCCAATATCGCATTTCTGTTGACGGCCAACCTGAGAGACCGGTGTTATACTGCTGGGCATCTGTGGCGCTAATACCAGTAGTAGCCGTTGAATTCATGCGGTGCTTTGCAAAAATATTATTCGTGACCCATGTAATCTTCGCAGTGCTTGTTCCATCGCTAGACAGTATGTCCTTGTCAAAAGCCGCAATCTGCATATAAACCGTGCTGCCCGTGCTAAGCAATATGGATTTGGTATCTCCGACTTGATAATCTGTAGCGTAGTTCGGATTTGACAGAATTTCTTCCCAAGAATCCTTTATTGAGGAAAAGTCTGTCACCGGATATGACTCTATAGGATAGATTTGCCTAGCGAGCGCACTCCAGTTAGTTGTCGATTTATATTCATCGAGCAATTCTTCGTTGACATAGATTGCGCCAAGGCCGGCACTGATTGGAGTATTGTTAAATGCGCTAACGTTCGCAAGCGTACAAATGGAATTGCTACGAATGACTAGATGGCGAAGCATAGATCCGTTAAAAGCATTGGCTGCAATCGTAACAGAATCATCGCTAATCAATTCAATCATAGACAGGCTTGTACATTTTCCAAACGCGTAAGAACCAATCGAAGTTGCAGCGGTTGTTACTGCCGTAAGCGCAGTCCTATTGTAAAACGCATAAGAATGTATAGTAGACGCAGTATTGTTTATCCATCTTGGCAATGTGTTAGATAGATAACCAACTACCTCTGAAACAATACTAGTCGGCACAATCGTGAGATCAGGATATTGAGTTTGCGTGTATTCTACCCATTCTTTCGTTAATACGTCATCCACTACCATTGTACCAGATATTATGGCCTTATCAATTTCCAATCCGCGCTCGTCAAGCCCCTTCATAGAATCCAGGACGCCGATAAACGCCTCTGCCTCCTCTGCCGTATCAACATTGATAGAAGCGTTGATAAGACGTACATTGCTGTTTGCAGGCATTGTTTCAAGAATATCTCTATATGGGACATAAACGCCGGCATTTTCGACCCAGAGCGAAGTGATATTCGTGTAGTCATTGTTATCGATAGAAAACGAAGACAAAGAAGGCTGGTTGCGTATAACTAGAGACGTGATGGTGGACGGGAGCTGCAGCGTCTTCAGAATGCCGCCATTAGGCAGTGTCAAAGCCTTAATGCTCGTCCCACCAAAATACACATGCTCGATGTTTGTACAGCCGGAAATATCAACAGAGGTCTGCGTATGGCCTTCCAGCGTATTGTCGCCGAGTCCGATGCAGTTGCGCACGTCCAGCGTGCGCAACAAAGTGTTGTTACCAAGCGTCAGCGCGTACATATTGCTATTGGAATAGTTTTCGTTTGCGTCGCCAAGCTTCAAATTTTGCAGCTTGGTTGCGTTACTCAGCTCGGCCAGACCCACCTTCAGCCCGCTTAGATCGCCGATGGAGGCAAGCTGCGAGGCGGAGTAAATATAGATTTCCGTGTCGTTCACGCTGTCCAATGGACATTCCAGCGTGGTCTCCACGTTTCTCTTGCCGCGTTTCTCCACTAGGTAAGAGCCATACTTGACTGCGGGATAAATGTCCGCATACGGCGTAACGGAAATGTTATCCTTGGCATAGCCGCGCAGCGTGATAACGTCGGATTGTGCGTCACCAGCGTTATACTTGCTGTCGATATAGCGGAAGCGGTTGTATAGCCACCACTTGCGCTGTTCGGCTTTGCTGCCCTGCGCCATATCCAAATAGTTTTCTGCATTTCCAACAAACGGGTCGATATATTTGAACCATGCGTCTTCGTTAAAAATAGCCTCTGGCCATTTTCCTTGATGTTCCTCAAACGCTCGTTCGATCCCTTCATAAGACAGCTTCTTCTGGCTACGAAGCGTTTGATACATGGACTTAATGTCATCGTAGAACGCCTGCCGTAAGTTGATCCACAGCACGCTCTGCTGGCCGTTGAAAATATCCGCACCGCCTGCGGTCGTGTCGATGTCTTCCAGAGAGTAGTCAAACACAAGGGCACCTTCGTTGTTGATGCCGATTGCAGTATCAAAGTCGTATGGGAACCAGCACCATTTATCCGAGCCTAAGAAAGATGGAAACGCGTTCTTTGCTCGGGAATCCACCATCAGGAAGAGCTCTGTGAACAAGTAGTAGAAGATTGTGCTATCCTTCTCCATATGATCCCAAACTTCCGTCTTGAACTTGGCAAGGCGGTAAGCCGCGTTATCCACCGTGTGTGTATTCCCGTCCACATCTGTATAGGCGGTCGCCAACGCATTCCCGGTCGCCGCCGTCTGATCCGTTGTGACCAGCCATGCTGCCAATGCAGAAAGATTTCTCGGGTCTTCATTTCCGTCTGGGTAACGTCCCTCAAAGTCATTAAGCCATGCCGTGCCGGTATAATCTGCATCTTTCCAGAGTACACGATTGCCGGTGTTGTTCTTGATTTCCCAAGATTCATCGCCGTCAGCGAACCCGAATACTTCTTCAGTTCCCTTGTCGTTGTTAAAATTGTATTTACCCACGAAAGATACGCTGCTTCCATTGTCCCAGAAAATCACGATAGGGAAGCCATCGATGCCTTGCCGTACTCTTGAGTCCTCCTTTTGTGGAGGCGTCTGATACGGGCATACGTCATTGTAAAGCCGCGCCAGCTCTACGTTGTTTGCACCTTCGGATGAGGCCACGTCGGCTTTGAAGGTAAATGTCTTCGTTGGGATGGAGTCGTTGCGCATGGCGAATTTACTTACCGTTTCCTCTGTGGAGGTCATAGTAAAGCCGCCGTTGAATTTGATCTTATAGTTTTTGCGAGGATAATACTGTGACGATGTGCCTTGAACATCCGCCTGCGCCCCCGTAAAACTGAAAGACTTGCTTCCGTCAACTGGGTCCACATAATAGCCAGAAACTGTTTTCTTGTCTCCTTTGAACTGTGGAAGCTCTGGACATGATAAAACAAGATACGGTAGATCGTTTGGTAGATTGGCGATAGTCACTGAACCGTAAGGGTCATATACAGAATTGCGCTCGTATCTGCTCAACATGGTCGAAATGTTCTGCGTATCTGCGATCCAATTCTCCAGAATCTGACGGCGTGTCAAGTCGTTGTCGTAAATACGAATGTTATATATATCTGTCGTACAGTAACTTGAACCTATGCTGATTTCAACAGGGGAGAGCTGAGCGAAGTTTTCGTTAGCCCCGGCCTGGTACTGTACAACGCCGGACATAATGCCGTTGATATAAACGTATATCAGTCTGTTTTCATTCGTCTTTTCAATCACGAATGAGATGCGTACGTGTTCATTTTCCTTATATTGAGTACTAATGGCAGAAGCCTGAGAGGAGAATGACGCTCGCTGTGCGGTAATGAGCACACCCCTGCCGCCGCTCATACATGAGACAAGCGTCGCGTCATAGTTTCTCACGTCTCGCGTAGCAAACTCGAACTCGAAGGTCTTCCCGGTAGCGCGGAAGTCTGTCTCAAACGGCATGTACGGAATTGTCACCCGCGCATCGCCAGAAACCCTCAGCACCGTGATACCGTCGTCGTCTGTCTGCCAGCCGTCGCTGACATAGTTGAAGTTTGTCAGACTCGCGGAGATGTTATGGTCGGAGTCCTCCCAGATTGAAGGGTCGGTCTCATTGTTCGATCTGCCATAGCTGGAAAGATACAGGGCAAGGTCGTTTGTCACCGCTTCCACATCGATCTCGGATTCAACCACGGTCAGCACAAAGGTGCGCACAGTGGTTCCCGTCGCGATGCTGAGAGAGATCTGTCCCTTAACATCCGTTCGATAGCTCCAGACGTGTTCTGTTCTGTCGATCGTTTGATCCGTGCCGAGCTGCTCGTTGTTCGCGTAGAACTTCACGATGGAGTTCAGCCTGTTCGGCGTATATACCGTGTACGGGATGGATAGCGTCTCGTATTGGGAAGCGGTCGTTCCACGGAACGTGCTCGCGATGATTGGCACAGAGGATTCGCTGTCCACAACGATGAGCTCGTAATACAACTCATTGGACTTCACTTCTTCGCCGTCGATCTCTGCCGTGAAATAGACCAGCAGAGAATGGGCGCCATGCGTCATGGCAGGCAGAGAGAAGCTCTGCTGCGCACCGGAGATCGTCACAACTGATGTACCGACAGAGCTCCCGTCTACGATGAAATGAACGGTCTTTTCCACCGCTCCAACAGGTGTGTAAGTATATGTTACCGGCGTCCCTGCATCAAAGGCGCTTTCTGCGGAGAAGTAGCTTGTGATCCGAAGCGCCACCATGTTGATGGTAAAGTTGATCGTTCTGGAGTTATCATACTCGTCCGTGATCTTGAACTTCACCTTGTTCGTACCGGAAGACAGAAACTCCGCAATATCAACAGAGACAGAGCCCTGGTCGATGTTCTTGCTCAGCTTCACAGCGCCGCCCACCGTGATCGTCATGGTGCCGCCGCCTGTGGGAATGTTGTCCACCGTGGATGACCAGTCCAGAGAAAGCACGCAGGACGCGCCCTCGCTGATCGTCTTGGAGAGCCATCCGGTCATGTTTGTAACTGTGAGCACGGCGTTGTTCCCGCTGCCTCCGCCGCCACCGGCGAATGGTCCGAGACGAAGCTGATCTTCGCCGCGCTTCAGGATCAGATAGCCCTCTTCCACCCAGGCGTCGTCAAAGCGATTATCAAGCGCGTCGTCCAGTCCGGTGATGGCCTCGATCGGATGCTGATCTGGCAGATCGCGGTTTAATGCAAGGTTATGATCGTTTGATGTATTAGTTGAGCCAACACGCAGGCTTGCGTTCAGTGCCTTTTCTCCGCTAATTTTACCTGATAATGAGCCTCCGGTAATCACGCCTTTTATTTCTGACACTTAAGTTACCTCCCTCTGCGTGATGTTATACCCAACTCTGAACTCGCTGCATTCGATAACATTATAATATTCACTTCCAGACTGCAGCCCGACATCGTAATAATAACACCCAAAGTCTAGGTTCTCTGTATCAGCCGGATTAATTATAAATTGATATACCCCGTCGGAATAACTGTCGGATGACATCTCTTTTGAAAACAAATAAGCAGAATCACCAGGTTGTTTCTTTACACCAAACCTGAGTATTTCGTTATTTTTTAACATATAAATTGAACCGTCTTCGCTAGTAACACGGACGGTCATTGTTTTAGTCGTGCCACGGACAATCATCAATGGCTGTTTCATAGTCGATCACCTCCAATTGAGTAATCATTATTTCCATCGTCCGACCGCTGTCCACTCAATATAGTACGGCTCGGATGCACTTGGAGTGCGTTGATAAAAGTCATACAACTCACAAGCGGCTGTTGTGGCAGACGAGCTGAAGAATCCAACTGGAATTATATGACCGGTTGAATACTTAGCCGATCCAAACACATGGGGGCTGCTTCCGCCAACAAATGAAACCGGGAAGGTAAAATTACATGACATATCCCACATACCTGTTGTTCCTGTGTTTGTGTTTATAAATGTTCCGCTTGTAATACTGGCACGCCCCCACTCGATCATAGTTCCATCTGGAAACTTACAGTATGTCGCATCACCGGACGTTCCGCTAGCGGGTATAACATCTATCCCGTTAATAAACATCTGTGGAGCGTATACTGGGACGTTAAAATTAAAGTCGTTTTCGCCCCAGTCAAATATAGGCGTACCTTTCTGCACTGTGTACTGTTTTGTCACTGTAGTAAGCGCATCAACGGCTCTTACTTCAAACCAATATGACATATTGTACGGGAAACTATTCCCTAAATCTATAACACCACCAGTCGCATAGTACCCGTTGTGTATGTAATTGCTTGCATCAATTGTAATCCAATTACTAAAGGAAGCCGCGCCATGCTCTATATATCTATATTGCACAGATAGGGTATTGTTTGCGCTGCCGAAGCTTCCGTTAAAGTAGTTCCCGTCAAACGATAACTGAATACTATCAGATGTCGGTGACGGGCGACCAAGAGTAATATTAAGTGTTAACGGAATATACGCTATAACAGTTGGCGATACGGTTGCTGAAGCTGAATAGCCTCTAGAGTCAGTTGCAGTAAATACGTACTGTGTAGCTTCTGTATTAGAGAAATCTCTGTATGTTGCGGATGTACCTAACGCAACATTGTTAATGCTTTTCGATGAGATGGTTGCGCTATTTTTCGCTGTCGCAGTTATAGTCGCGCGTGCCGTAGATCTGTATTTTATTAATTTGCTACTGTCTCCGGTTAACGCGATTGTCGTAGTATTGATATCCTCAACCGTCCCGCTTACAGATGGCGAACTTGTCTGAGACGAAGCAGTGACGGTAAACGTACAAGTCTTTGGACTGCCAAGAGTTGAGGCCGACGATGCACTAGCATATGTTCTACATGTAATCGTGCACGTCCCTGTTTTTGAGTTCGGTATCTTTGCGTAAAAAGAAGTCGGGACCGTAAACGGGACGCTTGTATTGGTATATTTAACCTCTGTTGTACTTGTGCTACCAGTCGCAGTAATATATCCTGTAACGGGGCTCGAAGAACCAAAAGAATATTGTAGCGAATGATAGTATGATGACGAATGCTTTGTAACTGTAATCGTAGAAACACTTCCGATGTTTGCGTCAGTAGCAGCAACATCAGACGCAAGTGGTTGCGCCGTAGAAGCGACGCTAACGTTCCCGTCAACATTTTTAGTGCCTCCAGAATTAAACGACGCACCATTAACAGTATGTGTTAATAGCTGATAATTCGACGCAGCCGCAAAAGATATCGTTAACACATCGCCGCCGTATATCTTCGTTCCATTAGGAATTGCTCCGGTCCCAGAATTATGTGCTGCTGTCGTTCTGTTTACAGTAATAGTACTTCCTGTGCCGGCGTTTACCGAGAGTGTATAAATAGTTTCGACGTTTTGACTACCCTTAATGAAAGCGCTATGCCCCGTATTATAAAACGAAAGACCATATCCATCGTTCCCGCCGATAGAAATAGTTACTGTAACGCCGGAAGACGAGCTACCAGGAATATCAACATAACCTGTTGCCGTTTTGGTCCTGTCAGAATCTAGCACTATATTTCTGTTGCTACTTGTATTAATAAAATAGTTGCCCGAAGTAGCATCAAAATTAAAGACGACCGTCCCGTTAATTGAGACAGTTCCTCTTGGCCATCCAAAAACGTCACCTTCTGAAACTCTCATTGAATCTATCGTAATTCTGTGCTTATTTGTAGACGCATAGTATGTCTCAGACCAGTTGACTTCAAACGTTAAAGCCGGCGTGCCACTATAAGAATTAATTATGTATTTACCAGATGATGCCATTAAATCACCGCCGCGTATTCTAGATTGGTGTTATCGCGCCAATCTCGTTTCGTTATTGCTATCATTTTATCCCCCTATATAGAAGCACCCGGTGCGATTAGAGTCTGTCCCGTTTGAATAATCTTCAAAACGAGAATTGCCGCCGATAATAAGATATTTGCGCACAGTAATGTTCAAAGCGTTAACGCCGTCTTTGTCGGCAATCAAAATGTTTTCTGGGTCGTCGCCGGTATATCGTCTGACATGCATACCGGTATTGTCCAGATGGTTCTCCATCTCTTCGTCGCTTTTACGGATCGTAAGACCGTCTGCGTTAAACGTGTAGCCGGTGCTTGTCGTAACAGAATCTTGCGGAGTGTCCTCAGCATTTTCAAGTTCCGTGACCCTAACAAAGAGACCTCGGTTGTCGGAGATTATATTTGTTACCGAGTTTTGCAGTTCATTATACCCAGCACGAAGACTTGATAGTGAAATGCTATCATCGCCGACCCCACCAACAGAAATGTTGATGGATGAGCCATTGAGTACGACATACCCGTCGCTGTCGATATACATTATCGGCTCAAAAGCTTCTTCGCCAGCATCAACGACTCTTCTCCGAATTGTAAATAAGTCTGCGGTGGAGCTTGGCTCGGTTGTGATTACGAGGCCACCCTCGCCGATCTCAACCGTATTGTCTGCATTATAGATTCCAACGTTTTGAGAGAGTATAAGGTTGCCGACCAATTTATCCGCAATAACGCCATAATCTAGCTTATATGTACTTGTAATCGGGTCCCAATAAATAAATTCACCAATGCCAGCTTTTGATGTTCTCCAATTATCATCAGTTACATATAAGCCATTGTTGATAATTTTAAGCTGCTTATCATCATAATCACCGCTAAGATCATCAAGCCGTCTGCAAAGTAGCCCGTTTTCATCGAAACACACATCTTGATTATCCGAGTTGTTTACAATCTTTAGCGTTGTAAGCGACAAACCTCTGTTTACCCATTCGTTCAGCAAGGAATTTGATTTTTTTCCTTTGTCGGCTTGCTTGACAACACCACCATACGATGTAGCCATGCTTTGGATTTTCTCCATAAGACTCGAATGGTCATTAACAGCGCAAACATCAGAATACTCGACAGTTATATTTTCTGGATCTTCATAATCGATCTCGTACTCGATAAGTCGCAATCTATAAACAACTCCGTCCACCGGCATCCTTATCCAGTTTCCACACTCAAAATAATCAACGATCGACGAAAACTCTTGCATCATCAACAGATTCTTTAGTGATGACTTTATGCTATGCTGAAGTGTCGCAGATTTGATTATTTCCTCTTTTGCAGAAGCTATGAACTGATTGGCGTTGGATATCAATTCTGAATTATTTAATCCATCAGAAATATAGTTATCGTTTTTGTAAGTATCTTCTCGTTTATACGAAACAAGTTCAGTCCACAACTCTTCCCCAATGTAATCCTGAAAATTTAACTCAGCCTGAACATACGCGCGTTTTTCTTCGATAAAACCTTGCACGCCATTCTCAACCAAATCTATTTCGCTTTCTCGCGTGCTTATTTCTCCCATGATAGCGCCGAGTTTTTCATAATATGGGATATATATATTGTTATAAACGTCACGATCAGCTTGACTCTTAATATCAGAAGTATTAGGAATGCCTTGCTGGATCATGATGTTTAAAACCGCTTGGCATGAATCATAGAACAACCTTAAATAAGAAAGGCTATACTTTCTAAGTTCAACCTGAAATTCCGAATAGTTTTTATTAAATATCGAGACAATATCAAATCCATTATCGCTTTTGTCAAACAGCGCGTTCTTTATCTTTTGATTAACAAACGACTCGTAGTCATCATCAAACGTAAAGACAGCCGAACATGTAGCTGAGTCCGAATCGTCTAAACGATTTTTTACAGTTATCTCTCCGCTCCACGCTTTTGTTTCTTGATCGAAGTTTGACGAAGAAATATTAGCCGAATATCTATAATCTATATAAAGTTTTATATAATTAAGCACGCTGCTGTTTGCAGAATAGGACGATAGTTTCCCAATATCACTAACAGAAATAGTCGATGGCGAAATACTTGAGATGGCATCAGCCTGCTCTTGCGCATTTGTATCAGAATGCACAATTTCAGGCATTAAAGCACTGGAAAGAAAGTTTTTGAAGTCAATGACATCATAATAAGCACTTGTTAATCCAGAGAAGCCAATAATTGATAACGGGAGCTGCTGTAAATTCAAATTATATTGCTTATACTTTTGAATGAGATTATTATATTGAGCATTAACCTCGCTATCCATTTCAAAACCGCAAGTGTTATTATAATAATCATACAAAGCATCATAACTTGTCAGTCTGTCTCTCAAAGCATCGGACATGTCATCCTTTAGATCATCTGATAAATACCAGAGATAATCGCTTCCATTCGGATTACAACTGCGTATCGTTGCAGTCATTAGGTCATCGCCGGCCTCCAGACGGAAACAATTCTTTACAGAATCGACATTAGTGGAATAGTTAATTTCCTTTGCAAGATTCTCTTTCGAAATGAATATATGCGTGTCTGATCCATATCCTGGACGGATATTTGTTGAACCGCAGCGCTCGCACGCGCCATCAATCTTCCCGCGATTCGAGCAATCAAGGCAGCAGTCTTCTAAGTCATATACCCTGATCGATCTACTAATCGCCCCTTGGCTTGTCGCCCTGCATCGAACATCAATATGCAAATCTATCTCAGTGGCAACTTCTTGCAGCGCATCATAGATCGTTTTATTATCAAAACTAAAGCTCCTTTGAATATCTTTGATACCAACATCAACATGATCTACATGATAATGCGGCGCCTTTTCGATCAATCGATCCAGTAAAGAAACTGATTTGTTAGACTCGTTATATAAAACTGTTGGGCTATAATCATCCCGTAAAATATCATCTTCGGTATTTATTTCTATGTCATACAGATTTGTTTGCCCAAGCTCTGCTTCACCAAGAGAAATAGCATGTATATTTTTTGTGACCGCATCGCCATCATCTATATCAACGTGAATTTCATACCAAGTGTCATATTCTCTGCAATATAGTAATTTGAAATCACGAATCTGATCCCAATAATCGGAACATTCGTCCTTGTAGACAAGAAAAAATATTTCCGATGTCCCCATCATCGAGTCTCTGAATTTCGTTTCATTTGGTTTTATGGCACATATTTTTCGCCCATTGCGATGAGCTAAAATAAATTGCGGCGGTTCTGGAATACCGTTATTAAATTTTATCTTTATAGCCATGTTATTGACCTCAACTTAAATAGAACACTTGATAACAGGCGAATACTTTATTTCAATTTCACATCTCAAAGAAGAATATATTTGATTGTCCCGATCAGAAATCGTATTGCCCAACTTAAAAAAATCATAATTAAAGTCATTCGCTATATCGTGGCCAGAGTTACTACTGGATATAATTAAATTATCACCAGACATGGTTATGACCTCGTTTGCTTCGCAGTTGTAAACTACAGTACGAGAACCAACCAATTCGTTTCTTAGCGTAAGTGTTCCTGCTTCCAGGCACTTTATTTTTATGTATGGGTAACAATAACCAAGCTCGTCCGAAGAGTCTCGAATCACCAGCGGTTCGGATGTGTCTGATACCACCAGATTAAACACTTGTTCCTCTGCATACCCATATGGAGCGTCTGTTTCCACCGTCAGTTGTAACCCAACAACATCAGCGCCGACATAAACTTTTTCTACATTGAAACTAGCATGAAAAATTCTCGCGTCTCTTGCATCCCAATAGTAGAATATCAAGTTGCAAAATTCTCTTCTATTTAACCAGCGCATAATTGTTCTGATTAAATCGTCAGATAAATAAATATCCTGACCGGAGAACAGGTCAGGATTTTTACATATTCCAAAAGTCGTCGTCAGGCATTCGTCATATTTAGATGAATGTAAACTCCAATGCCTTCCATAATTTGCTGAAGTCTTTGTGAAATCAATCTTTGATCCAGCGCTTGCTGTAACAAAACCATCACTATAATCAAAGTCACAGATGATCAGACCGAAATCGCTCAAAGACAAACCATCATATTCAAAATCTAATGCGTTCACCTGACCGCCTCCTTCTTATCACCTCTTTGCAACCATCTTCGCAAACTTTTTCTCGTACAGTTTCATCTCAAACATTGCTCTATCAATTAACGTCTGATACTTATTTCTGATTTCGTTTGCTTCAAGTATTGCAGATCCGTATTCTTGTTCAATAGCAGACAATCTACCGATTGCCTCATCGCATTCTTTCGATATATTTTCAATTTGCTTTTTTAACAGATTATTTTCTTTGGACAAAGAAGCGTTTTCGGATGTCAGCTCGGCAATTGTTTCGGTCAGCCGTTCAATCTTTTGCCTTTGAATCCGCGCCATTCTTTCATCAATCATTTCTCCATCCCCAAATAAAGATAGGGGAGGGCAGATTATATCTGCCCTCCTGAACTTAATTTCTAACGTTTACCTTGTACTTACCCATAGAATTTCCACCGAACATGGCATCTTCTGCAATGGCTTTGATAATTCTTTCTGCGTTCTTGTCTCTTTGCAATTGAGCAATGAAATCGTTATAGTCGCTTACGCGCTCAATTGAAATATTGACTTCGACGTTATCGATTCCACCAGATAACGCCCGCTGATTGATACCGCTGTTAACACGTCCAAACATCCGGGACATATCTCTTAACGCAGAAAGCGTTGGTGTAGTGCTAATACCTGCCCAATTAACTCCGCGCACAGAGTTGATAGCAGCCAGCAAGTTTTCAGTATCGGACGAATCCAATACCAGTTCGGGCTTGCTCGGAGTGCCGTCAACCTTTGCAATACCGGTATAATCAATGAGGCCACCGGTTTTATACTGCTTCACAGACATGCCGCTCGCAGCGACCATCGCCTGCACATTCGCAAGTATTGCGCTGATCACCTGCCCGATAGACGTAAGCTTCGTATCAATACTGCCACCGTACTTAGAAACGATGGAGAACGTGCCGCTACTTCCATCCCAGACTGAACGCATCTCATCCGTTGGTGTGTACCCAACGCCTGCGCTTATTCTTTCTATGGTTTGGCAAATAACATCGGAACTTGCGTTTGTGGCACCAATTAAATCATCGATTAAAGCATCGATGTCATCGAGTCGGCTATTAACAGTTTCCTCATAGTCAGAATACAAATCCTCCATCAGTTTCTTTTGTTCGCTAATATAGTGTTCGTATTCCGTTTCCTGCAAAGACTCTTCGGCTTCTTTTAACTGTTTCTGGAGCTTTTGTACTCTGGATCTGTTTTCCTCAGAAGAATCATTCGTATAGGCGGCGAGCTGCTTCTGAATATCTGCAATAGTAGAAGTCTGCTTAGAAACCTTTTTCTGATAATCGTAGAGATCTTTTGCGCTATCCAACGATTTGGAATATTCGTCAATCAAATCGCGCATCGCTTCGACCTGTTTCTGAATTCCTTGCTTCGCAAGATCAGCCGCAGCTCTTTTCTCGTTGTTTGCCTCGGTGATCGACTGTTGCTGTAAGTCCAATAATTGCTCTCTACGAGCTATCAAATCCTTGTTCCACGGATCTTTTTGAAGTTCGCCATCAATTCGCTTGAGCTCTTCGGCGTACTGATCAGCCTGAGCCATATAAGTATTATAATTCTGAAGGCGAAGACCAACTGACGTAATACCTTCATTGGTGAACGAGCCGTCGTCATTGAACAATTTGGAATCTTCCAACAAACCAATAAGAAATTCAGACTCTTCGGTCAACCTGGAAATACGGCCAATAGCGTAATCGAAGTTTTCCCAGTTGATTTCTCTGATGGTTTTTGCGAATTCGATGAGTTGTAATTCCGATTCGCTTATTGCTTCTTTTACGCCATCTATCTCGGAGCGCATCTCGTACCAAGATTTAGA